GTGGTCGACGCGGCACTGTGCCTTGACCTCCGAGAGCAACACCGGCTCAACCACCGGCTGGACAATCTTCCGCAGTGAGCGGTAGCGTCTGGTGGAGCCGCCGAGATAGATGTTGGCGAATGTGAAGTTCTGGGTGGTCACTGGCGTTCGCTGTTCTTGAAAATGGAACGGGGCGGCCGGATTCACCGGCCGCCCCGTTGCGGATCGTCAGGCGGCCCGTCGGGTCACGCAGACGCCTTGGTCTTCATCACCACGATGGGGCCGGCCTTGGTGGTCGTGCCGGTGCCGTGCACCTTGATGTCGAAGCGGGCCGTGGCCTGCATGATGGTGGTGTCGAGTTCGAACAGCCGCTCGGTCGACGTGCGGTACGTGATGTCCCGCAGGCCACCGTAGATGGCACCGAGCGTCAGGTCGGCGAGGATGACCTTGACCTTGGCGTTGTCGGTGCCCAGCGTCTGGTCGAGGCTGTTGCACAGCACCACCGGCAGGCCCATGAACGTCGGGCCACCGGACACGCCGCCGGCGAGGTTCTCGGCGGTGTTGCCACCGGAGAGACCCGTGCCGGGCGAGGCACCGCTGGTCAGCATGAGCCGCTGCATCGCAGCCGCCCAACCGACCGGCGAGATGTACCACTTGAGGTTCGCCGTCCGAGCGTAGAGCGGCACCTTCGCCAGAGCGAGGGTGAAGTCGGCCACGCTGAACGTCTCGAACGAGGTGGCCGCCGCCGACTGGTACACGCCGGCAAGCGGAGTGGAGCCGGACAGCACGCTCATCGCCGGGATGATGCCGGTGATGCCTTGGTAGTTGGGCGAACCCGAAGTCGACCCGGTTCCGTTGAACCCGCAGTCGTCGATGCCCTGCGCGAACGCGATGGCCATCTCCTCGGTGATGTCCGAAGCGAGGTCGATGACGGCATCGGCCAGCACTTCGTTCGACAGGCGGTTCTCGACGGCCCACTTCTTGGCCGTCAGGCTGACCTTCTCCCACGCCTTGTCGGAGGTCGTGGTCGCGAGGCCTTCGCCCATCGGGTACATCTGGAGGCCGTTGAGCCGCTTGGGGATCTCGTAGTACGGGCCGGGCATCGACACGTTCTTCGCGTTCGGCTTGAACTGGCCGTACTGGTCGATGAGTTGGATCGTCTGGTCGGCGAGGATCGTCGGCACGAGGTTGCCGCCGAGCGTGGCGGTGCCGACGCTCTGGTTGCGGGTCTCGATGCCGTTCTCGGCACACCACCGCTTCGCGGCCTCGTTGCCGTAGAGGTGGCCGAGTGCCCACTGGCCGACGGCGTATGCACGCCGCTCGGCTTCGGGGCCACGACCGAACCCTCGGATGTACCCCCGCGACGGGGCGGCGAACGACGGCTTGGCGACGGGGGCGGCAGTCTCGGTGGTCACGGATCGGGTCTCCGGCTCGGCCGGCGTGACGGCCTTGGGGGGATTGGCACGGAGAACCATGCTGCGGAGTTCACGCTCCCTCGCAGCGATCTTGCGGAGCCGCTCGATCTGTCCACGGATGGCGTCGCCACGCGTGGTCAGTTCCTCCAGCCGGGCGGTACGGGAGGCGACGGCCTCCATGTCGGCAGACGCTTCACCCTCGGCCGCCTCCTCCTCCTCCAGCGCGACCGAGAGTTCGGCGACGATGCTGTTGAGTTGCTCCAGCAGGGCACGCACGGCCTTGGTGTCGGTCGGCTGGGCTTCCATCTCGTCGGCTGCGGGGGCTGGAGCGGCGTCGGCCACGGCGTGTTCTCCGGTGCGGGTGTCAGATGACTCTGCTTGCGAACATACGTGCGGACGGCGGTGCCGTCCTTGAACATTTTTTGTATGGACTACCGCCGCCTCGACTCGGCCTCACGAATCACGCAGCGGCAACGTGCCCCGCACTTCACGCACTCCAGATACCGCAGCCTCCTGTCCTCGCCGACCGGGATGCTCGTGCGGGTGCGGAGGCGGGCCGCGCCGCAGGAACACAGGTCGCCCGACCGCTTCTTGTGCTGCTCAACGGCCATGCCGCGCCGCCCCGAGGAAGTTGGTCAGGGCGGCGTGCCGCTTGCGGTACTCCGTGAGGTCGACTGTCGGCGCGGCCGCCTCTCGGAAGGCGGCGAACGACCGCCTCGCCACGTCGAGGTCTCCCTCGCCGTATGCGGGGTAGGTGCAGGGGCCGACGTCCGGCACCATCGACACACGCTTGATCGTGCGGATGGTGCGACCCTCCTCGTCCACGCTCCACTCCTCTCCGCCGTTCTCGCGGTCGATGAGGAACGCGAACGAGTTGCCCTTCACGATGCCGTCCTCGATGTTCGCTTGGAGGTCTCTTGCGTACGTCGTGCGTGACACGGGGAACTCGAATCCGAGTCCGTGTTCGTCTTCCCACACACGAAGGGAGTCGGGGTACGCCGCGAGCGGCATATCATCGTTGTGATTCCACAGAGCCTTGCACATCAGCGGCTCACTTCGCTCGTTGGCGTCCGTCACGATCTGGAACGCACCCGGCGCGATCCGTTCAATGAAGTCACCCACGGCACCGTCGAGCGAGTCGACTCCGAACCTTGCTGCGTATCCCGTAATGTAGGCGCGCTCCTCGCCGTCAACGGCACGACGCTCCACGCGGAGCCACTGTGACCGTTCGCCGCCGGCCTTGTCGAACGCGATGAACCGTCGCTCCAGTTTCATCGTGCTGCTCCTGTCGTCCCTGTGATCCATCTGGCGGACTATCTTCCGCACCCAAGCACGCCCGGGGTCGCCTCCACACAACGACCAACCGATGCGGTGTGTTGACGGAAAGCCGTCCTGCCCCGGCTTCCATCCGGCCTCTCTGACGTTGACTTCATGCCGTGCAAAGTACGCCGCCATGCGACGTGCCGTCTCTGGACTGATCTTGCGTCCGTTGGACAAGTCACGCGCACGTGCAATCGTGACCGACGTTCCTCCGCGCCCGTGTTGCCGCCGCCATTCGAGACCGCGCCGTGCCTCGTCCTGCACGCTTGCCGGCGGCACGAAGTCGATGTGGTCATACAGTGCCATCGACTACGCTCCCGTCCACGGGTTGCACGACAGGCTCCGGCGGCACCGGCTGGCCGGCACCGGCAACCATCTGGCGTGCCGTGTCCTCTGCGATGGTGGGGAACGACGATGTGATGATGGCGACAGCCGCGTCCGGCCCCAGCACGCCGGCCCCCGTCTGGATCAGCACGTCCACGAGTGCCGACACCTGCGCCCCGTTGAGTGCCGTCGCGGCCATGTTCACGTCGGGGTCGACCGCTTCGGTCGGCACGTCGACAACCGCCGGCGGCTCCGGCTCCGGCTCCGGCTCCGGTGCGGGGAGTGCCAACTGCTCCGGCTGGCTGTTGACGCCGTTTACTATTGCCGATACCTGCGCCGGGTCGAGTTGCGGGAAGGCCGCTCCAATGACGGCCACGGCACCGTCGGCGGTCAGTTTGCCGGCGGCCACGTCGTCTATCACTTGCAGCAGCGCGGTCACTTGGGCGCGGTCTGGCTGCGCCGCCGCGTACGACCCCGCCACGATGGCGGCAACCTGTTCCTCTGACAGCATTGGATTCTGAACAGTCAACAACACGCGGGCCGCATCTGGCGTGATACCTCCCGACGCCAGCCTGTCGAGTACGGGCTGAACATCTGCTGACTTCGCAGGAACAGGCTCGTTCATCACTTCCAGCGTTGTCATGTTCAACGGAAAGAAATGAACGTCGCCGCCCGGGATTGGATTTAGACCCTCGCGTGCCCGGGCCTCGTTGACTGACAAGATGCCACGGTCAATGGCCGCCGTCAGATAGTTCATTCGCGTGGTGGAGTCACCACGCTCCAGATCGTTGAGGTCGAACCGGATGAAATACCGGGACGGGTCTGTGACAAGGCTTCGCGTCAGAGCCTGTTCCATCCGAACACACCGCGGCGCGATGCAGTGGTTTCGGAAGTCAATGGACATCTGTTCCACGTTGCTGAACGTGGCATTGTTCAGCAGTTGCACCATGTGCGGCGGGACACGGAACAGCGCACACACGCGGGCCGTCTCGAACTCCAAGGCCTGCGTGAACTGCGACTCTTGATTGCTAGCCGCCTCGAACTCGTGTGCTTTCACGCCGCCGTCAAGGATCGCGGTTCTGTGAGCGTTCTGTGGGCCACGGTGAATGCGTTCCCACGACTCCCTCAACCGCTCAACCGTCTCGGGGTCAAGCGACTGCTCGGTCTCCAGCACCACGCCGGGGCGTGCCCCGTTCGCAAAGTACCGAGAGGCGTGAAGTTCAAGTGCCCGGCACAGCCCGATTGTGTCCTTGCCCAACTCCAGCAGCGGCTCACCAACGATGCCGTCGTCGGACATGAAGTGCATCCAGAACATCTCGTCCTGAGTGAACTCACGTTGACGACCAGAGTTGTCCGAGTACGTGAAAATCAACTCGCCCGTCGGGAGCCGCGTTGTCTTCACGCGGTTCGGTGCGAGAGGGTACATGGCAGAGATCACGCCGCCCGGCCCTTGCACCAGTTCGGCATAGCACTTCCCCCATATCTCGAAGTGCCGGATGATCTGCTCCAGCCACTCGACCCGGGTCTGACTCTGGTTCGGTGCAACGGAGAGCAGGGTGTCCAGCCAGCCGGGGCATACCTTGCTTCCGCCGCCCGGGATTCGTTCGTAGTGATGGAGGTCGAGGCCGGCCATCGACTCCGCAACCACACGGATGCACGCGAACACGGCCGCCGTTCGCATGGCGGTGCGTTCCGTCACGCGGACGCCGCTCGACGCCCCGTGGACATAGGACAACTCAACGTCGTCCATGAGGGACTCGAAATAATACCGCCGCTCCGGCTGGTACATCGGTGCCGGCGGCTCGGCAGCGTAGATACGAGGTGTCGCTAGTGGGATGCTCATATCTCGTGAATCTGCGGGGCACGCCGTGCCGGTTTCTGTCCTTCCTCGCTCCACGCCCCTAGTGCCATGCACAACGCAAGCACGCCGTCAACTCGCTCTGTGCTTCCTGCCTTTGGCTTTAGCGGTCGGATCTGTCCCTCTGCGTTCTGACGGATGGCGACGTTGCCTGTCTGCCAATCCATCACTGGATTTGCGTGTCGGATGTTCTGATTGGCAAGTAGGTTTTCGAGCAGGCGGCACGGCGCATTCATTCCGGCAAACCCTTGCCGGTAACGGTTGACTCTGACGCCTGCCGCATCGAGTTGGTTGGTCAGGTGCGTGGCGTTGTACGGGTCAACGGCGACCATGCGTACTCGATACTGCTTTGTGAACTCCTCGACGTCACGCCGGATGAACTCGTAATCGGTCACGTCGCCCGGCGTCAGAACGATGTGACCTTCCTTGGCCCATCGTCCATACGGCACGCGATCCCGTCGCTCCCGCTCCGGTAGGTCGTCGCCCGGGAGGTAGAACCGGGACAGCACGTCCAGCCCGCCCTCGGCGTCTGGGAATATGGCGACAAGTGCCGAAGTGTCCTCAGACCACGCAAGGTCGAGGCCGAGCCAGCACTCCCGTCCGTCGAGCGGCGGGAGTGTGTCCACGCGACACGCCGCCCACACCTCCGGCTTGATCCACCTTTGGTCTTGAGCCGTCCAAGTGTTCATCCGGTAACGGAGGAAAGCGTTGGTCTTGCTAACAGACAGGTCGGCCTCGCGAACGTCTGCCGCGAAGTCTTCCGGTTTGATTGTGACTCCCCACGACGGGTTCGCCTGCGGCCACACCTCTGGGTTCTTCCAATCCGCCCCCTCGTCCATCTCGTAGATGCACGGGAAGAACTGCGGGTCGTACCGCCAATCCGCCATCACCGCCTTCGCGTAGCGGTACTGCTCGTGACAGATGGAGTTCCTGTCGTATCCCGCCGTCGTGATCGAAACGATGAGCGGTTGGCTTCGTGCCGCCCCGCCGTAACGTAGAGCGTCGCGTTTATTCTGGGCCGCCCGCCCCCGGCCTTTCAACCGGGGGCGGCGGCCCAGAGGCGGCGATCTTTCTGACTGTGCAACTCGTCGAACAGCAGGCCGTGAATGTTCAAGCCCTCCGCTCTGAATGCGTCGGCACTCAGCACCCGGTAGAACGACGCCTGTTTTCGGTACGCGATGGTGCGCCGTGAATCAACTACCTCCAGCACGCGAGACAGTTGCGGAGAGGCACGCACCATGCTTGCCATCTCACGGTACACGACAGAGGCCTGCTCACGGTCACTGGCCGCCCCGTAGACCTCGGCACCGCTTTCTCCATCCATGACCAGCAGATACAGTCCGATGCCGGCCAGCAGCGTCGACTTTCCTGACTTCTTGGCGGTGCTGATGTATGCCACGCGGTAACGCCGCGTGCCGTCGTCTATTCGACGCCAGCCGAATAGTTCTCCCACGAGTTCCGCTTGCCACTCCAATAGTTCAAACGGCTGGCCGGCGAACCGCCCTTTGGAATGCCGCAGCCAGCCGGTGAAAAACTCCAGAGCGTGTTCGGCACTCGCGGTGTCGAACCAATAGTCAAGCCCCTGTTCGGTCGCCTCGCTTTTTGATAAAGGCTGCAACCGGGTCTTCGTCTGCTGTTCCATGGATTGTCACCTGTGACCTACTGCTGGGCGTCAGTCCGAACTCTTGCTCCAGACGCAAGAGATCGCGGTGCAACGCACGCTCGTCCACCGCCCACGAGTGCGGCTGGCTCCACTTGATTCGCAGCCGCCCGTCCGTCCGGTTCGGGTCTGGCTCCATCATTATGTTGTCACGACCAAGCCGGTCGCACTTCTCACGCGCCCGCATCCAATCCGCCCACTTGAGACAATACCGCGACCACGGCTCCGCGTCCGCCTCTGTCAGCACTCGCATGGCACGGAGAACGGGAACAGACTCTCGCCACTTCCTGTGTGCCAACTCGTCGGCCAGCACGTGCGGCGGCGGCTCGAGTGAATCCAGCATCTCGGGCGTCGGCTCGGAGTCGTTGATCTTCTCCTTGCTCGGATTGCCGCGGATGTATTTCAGAATGGACGGCTGCGGTACTGGCCCACGCTTTCCCATCTCAAACGAACTCCATCAGTTCGGCACGTGATGCCGGGTTGTCCATCATGCACCCCAGCACGCAACTCGTAATCATCTCGGCGTCTGGCTGTCGCACTCCGCGGCATCCCATGCACGAGTGATGCGCCTTCACCACCACGCCGACACCCTTCGGCGTCAGGCTTTCCATCAGCGTGTGCGCGATCTGGTTGGTCATGCGTTCCTGCACCTGCGGACGCTTCGCGTAGACCTCAACCAACCGGGGAATCTTGGATAGCCCTATGACGCGACCGTCTGGCACGTACCCGACGGCGGCAGTGCCAGTGAACGGCAGGAGATGGTGTTCGCACAGGCTGGAGAACCGGATGCCGCGAACGACCACCATCTGGTCGCTCGTCTCGTTGAACACAGTGCCAAGCACCGACGCCGGGTCGACGTGCAGCCCTGCAGTCATCTCGCGGAACGCCTTTGCCACACGCTTCGGCGTGTCGGCCAGCCCCTCACGCGACGGGTTCTCGCCCATCCATTCCAGCAGCCTGACGACCGCTGCTTGAGCGTGTATGAACTCGTGCTGGCTCACCGCACCCCCCATGCCTTGTGCTGTTGCATTGACAACCGCCATTCGGGGTGCTGCTTGATTAGGTGCAAGCACCACTCCAAGGAACGCCGCTCCATTGTCAGACCGTCGAACGCCGGACTGATGAGTTTGTACGTGGCCTTGCACGTTGGCTTCGGGATAGCCTGACCATGCCCGCGAACGTACTTCACTTCGTCGGCGGTCAGTTGCCTCACGGCGTGTTCCGCCACCTTCGGACTGACAGTGATCCAATCCAAATCGAGGCCGCTCACGTCCTTGCTTCCGTTTGTCTCGATGGCACACAGAAAGCCGGCTGCGTGAAAGGCGTCGACCAGTTCCTTGTCCACTTGCAGGGCCGGCTCGCCGCCAGTGAACACCACCCACGCTTGCGATTCGGTAAACCACTCGTGCGGCTTTCCTACGACTGCCTTCGCTTCCTGCACCATCTCGTCTGCCGCCATCTTTCGGCCAGAGGCGAACTCCGTGTCGCAGTCGAAGCCCCCGGGGGAGTCGTCGCCGGCCTCTACGCGGCACCGCAGGTTGCACCCGGTGAAGCGAACGAAAACCGACATCTCGCCTGCGCGCATCCCTTCGCCTTGCGGCGACCAGAATATCTCGTTGATCGTGTACGTCTTCATGCTTTTGCGTCCGCGTAGCAGTTCTCGGTCTCCCACACTCGCACGTCCGTCACCGTGACGGACGTGCCCTCCAACACCATCGGGCAGATGTGTTCCAGCAGATAGGCCGCCATGTTCTCGGCGGTAGGGTTGGCCGGCATCAGATACAGTTTCTGTCCCGGCATGGATGACACGACGCCAATGGCCTCCGCGTCGTGTTCCCACAACACGAAGCCGTGATCCCACCATTTATCCAGCCAGCCGCCTATCCTGTCCTTCAACACGGAGAAGTCGATCACGCGACCGATGTCGTCCAGCGGTGCCTCGGCGGTGAAGAATGCGACGTAGTTGTGACCGTGAAGGTTCCGGCACTTGCTCTCGTGGTTGTAGACGCGGTGCCCGGCGCAGAACTGTATCCGTCGCGTGCAAGTGACGCTCACGTGAACCTCCGTGTGAACCACATGAACAAGGCGACCCACGCCGCGCCGCCCGCGACCTTGAGGCACACTTGTGTCGCCGCCAGTTGTGCCGACACCGTACCAAACGCCACAAGCGGAAAGGCAACGCTATCCGCAAGCGACGACGCGACGTTGCTGGTGTTCATTCGCACCTCACGCGGTGCCGCTTTCAGTGCCGCGTAGACGAGTGAGTCCACCGCGCCCGCGACACAGAATGCCACCGCCGAGGCAAGGCACACAGACGGTGAACCATCGCAGCACAACCACGCAACCGCCGAGCCGGCACACACGAGGGCGGCCATTCGCGCCGCAAGCCAGTTGCCGTGCCAACGGTCATGCAGCACGTCCCGGGCGGTGAGATCAAACGGAATCAGCATGGCCGCCGTGTAGGGCAGGGCAGCGTATCCAAACAATGTCACCGCGACGTTCGCGCCGCAGGCCGCGACGAGATAAAGCATTACTGCACCCACGCCTTCGCTCCGTTCTCGCCGTCCTCGGACACCTCCACCCGCGTGGCACCAGTTGCCGCGAGTATTGCGTTGGCCCACGTCTCGCACGACCACGTCTCGACGTCTGGGTGCTGCTTGAGTTCCTCTAGTACGGCCAGTGCCTTGCGGCGTTCGATGATGAACTCTCGGTGACGATCCGCGTGGGCGACGTCCCACTCGATGCACACATGAAACAAGTGGCGATGGCGATGGCGCAGGAACGCCACCTCGTCCGGTGCCGAGTCCCAGCGGTGGAACCCCTCAAACTGTAAGCGGATCCAAATGGAGTTTGTCGCCATGACGTTCCAGTGCGCCTACGAGATGTTCCATGTCTTGTTCAACCATAGTCGTGGCGAGGAAAATCTTTGTTCCGTGACGCCTCATCACGTCCATGACATACCGCACCCAACTGTCGGCACTGACGCGGAATGACATGAAGTCAGTTCCGTCGTACCCGAGACTCTTGGCACGCCGCCAGCAGTTCGGGTCTGTGATCCTGTCTCGCGAGTACCCGAGAGATGACAGCAGTCGCATGGCCTCCTTGTCGGCCAGCAGTTGCCGCACCTGCGGGAACGTGTAGGCACGCCACCGGCCGCGTCCGAAATACACGTCCATGCGGCCGTACAGACCAGCGGACATCCACGATGCAGAGTCGCAACTGAACGGCTTGAACGACGCGATCATCTGTTCTCGCACGTAGCCCAGCCAGTGAACGTCGCGGCCGTTCGCCCACTTCATCTTCGCGGCGACGTACTCTTTCGGTGCCCCGCCCTTGTGTGGACGCCGAAGGCCAGCCAACGCAACGTAGTTGCTCAACTCGAACAGTTCGTCCATGCGCCGCTGATCGTCCCCAAGCACGTGAACAGGGACAGGCTCGTATCCGGCACGCACCATCTCACGAAGGTTTGCGTCAGTTGCCTTCGGGTCGCCCACAACGTCCAGAGCGAGGTAGCGGAAGATGCGGTGCCGCCACGTGTCGAGGAACCGGCAGTAGTCCTCCAGAAGAATGGTCTCGCCGGCGTTCTTGGCCGTGAACGCACCGCTGTCCAGCAGCAGCAGCACGTCCTTGTTCGCAGCCAGTTGCGAGAAGGCGTCCAGTTTCTTGCGTGCGTATGCGTAGGAGACAAGCACCGGAAACTTCACTAGAACACCTCGCACTTGAATCCAAGATGCGCCACGGCGGCGTCCACGGCCGCCACGACCTCGGCCTTGTGACCGACCGGCACATTGTTGAGCCTCACGCTGACGGTCTCGTTGTCTGGGTCGTACTCGTCCAGTTCCTCCACGGCCTCCGGTGTCTTGCCCTCCCACTCGCCGGCGTAGAGTCCGGCCTGCGTTGCCGTGTTGACGAGGAGTTCTTGAACCGCCTCGTTGCTGCTGTTGACCTCACGCAGCAGAGCGTCCAGTTTCGCGGCGTCGGAGTCGGCCATCGCGGCCAGCGGGTCTAGCGTTGCCAGCAGTTTATCCGCCTCGGCCTCCGACACGTCGAGGATCAGCACCGGCACGTCGGCGTCTGCTGCGGTCTCGGCACGCAGATGACCGTCGACCAGCATGAGCGACCCGTCCTCCAGTTCGCGGGCCAGCACCGCGTCGGCCATCCCGATCTCGGCAAGCACGCCGCGGAGTGCGTCCTGTTGTGCCTTGGGGTGCGTTCTCCAGTTTTTTGGATTCGGTCGCAGTTCGCTGGCTTTGACAACGCGGTATTCCCGCACGCGATTCTTGATGTTCATAGGACAGTTCAACCTCGCTAGGTGGGGGGGGTGCGTGAAAATCTGATACTTGAGGGGGGGGGTCGAGAAACTCCCGGCCGGCTGCGGGCGGCAGACGCGTGGTTCGGTATTTTCGGGCACCGGGCTTCGGCCCCCCCCCCCGGGGTGCCGGGTGGTTTCATGTGGTTCGATAGTCTCTGCGGTCTTCCAGCCCCTTGGCCGAGTGACAAGACACGCACAAGCACTGTCCATTCGCTATGTCATAGCGTGACTGTCCATTCTCGCAGTAGTCGGTGCCGGCCACGACCGGGCTGACGTGGTCGGCGTGTGCCTCACGCCGGTCACTGCACACCCGGTGGCACCGCCTGCACTCCCATCGGTCGCGGTTCAGCACCGCCAGCCGCCACGCTCGGTGCCGCCCGTCGGTGTAACCGCGGGCAGCAGCCGAGGGGCGACGCTTGTCTCGTGGCGGCCTGTTGCCACACCACGGGGCACGCTTGGGCACTACTGATCCTCACGCACCAGCGTGACGCCGAACTCGCCCGGCTTGGCCGGCGGGATGGTGTCGGCGGCCACGAACTCCAGCACGGCGGGCTGGCTGGAGTTGCCGGCGTCGTCCACGTCCACGAGAGTGAGCGTGACCACGTCGCTGTCTGCGAACGCGTGTTCGCCGAGGTTGGTGTCGGCCGGGGCAAACGTCTGAGGCTCTCGTGCCTCGCCGTTCACGACCACGGTCAGCACACGGGACTCCACGTCGGAGTCGACGGCAGGGGCGGCCGTCACAGAGTAGACCAGCATCTCGTATCTCCTATAGATGAGGGAACATCGAACACCAACCGGCACAACGTGTTTCATCGCCAATCGGCGAACCGCACGCGTAATCCCAAAGCAAGGCCAGATCACAACGCAGCCGCTTCTATAAATGCAGCGTCAACTTGTTCGGCAGTCATGCCGAGCGCGGACGCGAGTGGAGCCAGCATCGGATGCGACCGCTCAATCCACGGTGCGTACTCCCACTCAACACGAACTAGGTCTCGCTGCTGCTGGTCTGGTATGGCGTCTATCGCAGAGTCCACGGCTGAAAGCGACACACCGTTGCCCACCAGCCATAAGCGGATCTGCCTTGCCGACACCGAGAAGGGAACACCAGCGGTGCCGTCTGCATCTTGGCTGTCCGCGAATGCTTGAACTACCTCTGGCGTCCACGCTGCGAGTGCCGCCTCTTGAACCTCGGTTGGCAGACCGTCGATAGGTGAGCCCGGCGACAATGACACGCGGTGCGTTGTGCCGTCGGCGTTGAGTAACGATGCCGACACGACACCTATCGAGTTGACGGAGACTGAGATCATGGCGCGTCGTTGGTCTTATAGACCGTGAAGAACCGGAGCGTCGTGGTCGCAGACAACGCTGACAGGGACATATCTGTGAAACCAGTTGAGGCGGTGGTCTTGATTCGAAGCCTCATTCTGAACTGCGTATTCGCCGAACCCTGTGCAACAATCGCCAACTGCGCCCCGGCTGGCGTGACGCTGGTGCTGCCATACACGACGCCTCCGCCGCCGTTTCCGATGAACGAGTATGGAAGCCCAGCCAACCATGCAACAGATGTCGGCCACGTGGCCGGTGCTGCGTTGAGGTCGATAACTCCCTGTGCCCAGACGAGGTCGCCAGTTCGAACCCAGTTCCCAGACTGTAGCGAGTAGCCGATTCCAGTGATGGCCGCTGCACTCGTTTGCTCTATGACGGGAGTCCATGTACCCGACTGCTGCACCACATTCACGACGGTGCCGCTTGACAGTTTGGTGAACAAAGCACCGTCAACGGTGTTGATCGCCAACTCGCCCACAGTAAGCGACCCGGCGGGGGGAATAGCACCCGCGGTCGACGAGCGTTTATGCAGGATCGTATTCGCCATCTATCACCACGAGCCGCCGTCAAGCGTGATTCCGTCGATGCTGCCGCCAGTGATGGCAACATTGTTCGCGTTCTGCGTTGCCATCGTGCCGAGGCCGAGCGTCGTCCTTGCGGCCGTGTTGTCCGCGTCATCGACCAGCGACCGCCCGAATGTAGTGAACGTGGCAAGCGCAGCGGTGCCGCTCCCGTCGAAGTAGGGAAGCCTGTCAGCGGCACTGGTCAGGCCGGCGATGGCCGACAACTCGGCGTCGAGTGGTTGGTACGTTGACGAGGCCGTCGTTGACTTCAGATATCCCTGCCCGATGACATAGGCCGTGGTGGCGATCTGCGTGGTGTTCGTATCCGCCGCTGCTGTCGGGGCCGCCGGCACTCCGGTAAACGTCGGGCTGGCAAGCGGCGCACGGCTTGAATCGGTGGGGTGAACATGGTCAGCCCTCGCGTACTTGAGCGAGGTTCCGGCCAGCGGGGTGGCTGCGTTCGCAGACGGCGTGTTTGAGGACGCCTGCCCGATGACATACGCCGTGGTGGCAATCTGCGTGGTGTTCGTGTCGGCAGCGGCCGTCGGCGCGAGCGGTGTTCCTGTCAGAGTCGGGCCGTTCGCCAGCACGACGGCGTTGGTTCCGGTTGTTCCGTTCGACAGGTTGGCCGCGCTGATCTGCGTTCCGCCGACCTTATACGTTGTCCCTGACGCGATGTCGAAGCCGACGTTGCTCGTCCACGAGTTCGTCGAGTTCACCCACGTCAGCGTCTTGTCGCCCGCGGACGTTGCGGCCGTCCTGACGGTGATGCCGCCGCCGTCGCCCGTCGTAGTCGTTGGCGTTGCGACGTTCCCCAGCACCATGTTCTTGTCTTCGACGTTCACCGTTTCGGTGTTCATCGTGACGGTGCTTCCTTGCACCGTCAGGTTGCCACCGACAGTCAAGTCTCCGTCGACAGTTGCGTTGCTGGTGAATGACGCCGCACTGCCGACGGTGAAACCATCTGTGCTGCAAGTAAAAGATTCGCAAGTGACATTTTTGGCGACGACGTTTCCTTGGTCTGTGACAGAGAAACTTGATCCATAAATCGAAAACAGAACGGAGTTGTCATCGTTCGCGTTTCCGAGCGTGATGGTCTGCCCAAGATCAAAAGTCATCGACCGCAGGCCGCTAGAGGGAAGGTCAGTTCCGGCAAGCGCGCGGAACGTCGGTGCTGCCGCAGCACCACTTTCCGGCCCGATGAACACCTTCTTCGCGTCTTGCGTTGCCAGCGTGCCGGTCAGCGTGCCGGTGGTTGTCACCGGCGAGTTGCTGACGGTGAAAATCCCCGGCAGCGAAAGGCCGACGCTGGTCACGCCGGAGGATGTCACGTAACCCTGCGACTTGACGTATGCCGTCGTCGCGACAGTCGTTGAGTTGTCCGACGTCGTTGGTGTCGCGGCCGTAGCAGCACCGCCGAGCGCGACGCTGCCGTTGAATGTGGCGGTGCTTCCGAACGTCACCGCGCCAGTAAATGTCGTCCCGCCGGCCAGCGACGCCTTGCCGTCAAGAGCAGCGGACAGACCTGACACGTCGGAAACTACTAGCGACCGAAACGACGGAGACCCGTTGGAAGAAACTGGTGCTGCGTAGACATACGCCGCGGTCTGGCTTGCAAACAGATTCGCGCCCGCAATCTGCGGAGTGGTGGTGGCCGTGCCATTCGACCCGCCGGTGCCGACGCCGATGTAGAGCGCGCCGCTACCTTCCGCGTAGGCGAGTTCGGCGTTCGCAAGAGAGGACGGAGCCGCCGAGCCGGTGGATCGCTTGATGCGGATAATGTTCGCCATGACTAGAAGTTTCCTCCGTCAACCAGATTGTCTTCGGGATAGTTACGCCACAGTGATCCGTCATGTCGAAGCACGTCGCCCGCGGCCGGGGCTGTCACACTCACGTCGGTCATTCCCGACAGCGAGGCCGACCCCGGCGGGCCGACGCCGCCGGAGGCGGTGGTCTGCACCGTCGACTCGACAACGGCAACGGTAACGGTTTCCCCGTGTGCCGTCGCAGTGATGCGGCTTGGATTTACTACGGCCGTGAGCATTACAGAACCTCGACATAGCCGCCGATCGCAGTCCTACGCGACACGTTCCCGGGCGTCGTCCATGCCAGTTGCCAGCCGTACGTCCCACGTGTGACAGCACTTGTCTCTGCGGCCGTCATGGAAATGTTCACCTTCCCGGCCTCGGCGTCCGTGATAGATGAAGCAAACGTGGCAACAGTCTGGCCCGTTACAACGCTGAACATGGTCGCGACAACGGTATATCCAGTGAGTGCGATGCTGAAATCCAGTTCCGTTCCAAACTGGTCTCCGCCCTTGAACTCAAGGTCAAGCCGCCCCGGGAGTTGATCGTACTTTGCCACGTCAGCCCCCCGGTGGCCGTTGAGTGAGGGTGTCCACGCCACGCTGAATCCGCTGCTGGCCTTCGGCAATCTCGTGCAGCGTGTCGGCCGTCTTCTCGTCGGTGTGAGACATCTCCCGCATTGTCTCCTGCATTGTCTCCAGAAACTGCGTGTGACTTTCCACCACCGGCGTCACCACAGTGGTGTGAACAGTCATGGCCGCCTCTCTGAACAAGTAGACCACGACGGCAAGCATGACAACCGGCACGCCGAGTTCCTTGGCAACCTTGAGTCCGCTGTCGATGAGCGTCTGTCGCTGGTCGGTAGTCATTTCCAACCGTACTCCCGGCGGAAGTCACCAGCGTTGAACCGCCGCTTCCACCACTGTGCCAAGAGATACTGAACCACGGCCGACACGGCCCACATCATCACGAGCGACATGATGGCGAACCCGTACACACCCGGCTCGGCGGCCACGGAGTTCCGCATCCTGTCGTGAACCCTCTCCTCGGTCTCGACCCGCAGCCGGCGGTCGGCGGCAGAACCCTCGGCGGCTTGCATCGCGTAATACTCGCGATCTGGGAACACGGCCAGCGTGTGCATGACCAACTCCGCACACCGCTTCCGCCCCAGCATGGAACGCCGCAGCAGGCTTGGCCGCAAGGCGTTCCACGTGTCGTCGATCAGTTCGTCCACGGTCATCGCTTGCACGTCCCAGAGGTACACGTGGCCTTCCCGGTGCCTTTGCAGGCGTCACACTTGATTCGTATGGAGGCCGTGTCGCCAATCCAGCCCGTGCCGTCACATCGCGAACACACTCCCGGCGACGGCGGCTTCGGCGTGACGGCACGACGCGCCACCACGACAGCCCGGGCACCTTGCACCGCGAGGTCGGCCGACACGCCCGGTGACTGCGGCGGCACCGCACGGCACCCAAGCCACGCCAGCATGAGGAGAACCACGGCACGCTTCACCGGAACACGCCTCCCGTCCAGTTGCTAATCATCGACGGAGCGAACCCTGCGTATCCCGCAAGAGCGAACGAGTCCGAGGAGTCGCCGCCGATCAGTCGGTCGATCTCGTCGGCGTCGATCCACCCGCCAGACCGCTGGAATGCTTCCGGTAGTCGTGTGTCGACGGGGCCGGAGTAGCAGTTGCCCCACGAGTTCGCCACGTACGCGCCGTGACGCGACCCCTGCACCACGCCGCAGATCATCTGACAGTGCGGCCATCGGTCGGCAGGGTTGTGCCGGAGCCAGCCCCCATTCCCTTCGCTGTCCTTGGTGAACGTCATGTGATAGGCGCGGTTGCTGCACAGTGCCACGGGGTATCCGTTGGTCACTGCTTTCACAACGTCCGCGAAGCCTCTCACAAGTGTGACCTCTGTGACCCTGTGCTGGGCCGCAAACGGCTCGAGCCCGTCCGGCACACCATCGCGTCCCCACCCACGCTCCAACTTCGCATCGGCGGATTCGTACGCGTGACCGGCATAGTCTCTGCCTGCGTAGAGCGTGCCGTACTTCGTCACAGCCTTCGCGGCCGCGCCGCCGTACGACCCATCCCCACTCCAGTTCTTGTCGAGGCCTCTGGCCTCCACGCGCGAGAATCCATAGGTCGCGGCCTCAAGCACTCGGCCACCGTATCCCTCTCGCTCGTTGCGGATGCAGATGTCGCAACTGGCAAGAATCTGGACGGCTAAACTCCACCCCCATCCAACGCACGACCCGATGGGTTGTCGGCCACGCTTGAACGCGGGGTCGAGCCGCACGAGGAAGTCTCCGAGGAACACGTTGGCAGCGGAAGACATCAACATCGCACCGGCCTCGTCCATCGTTGGACGTGGCAACGAAGCGACGAACGCGGCCGTGCCTGCCGGCGACGGGTCGTACCCGAACAGCGGCTTGAACTCTCCGCTCATCTCACCCCCGCTTGCGGCCGGCGTATGCCAACGCCCGGCACGCCTTGCCGTATCGAGCGCGGTACGCCGCGTCGATGGTCACGTCGTCACGCCCGAGGATGGCGGGGTCTGCGAGGTAGTCTTCGACAGCCTTGCCGAGACCGGGGTATCGCGTCGGGTCTGGGCCGCGGAGTCGGTTCCACGCCACCTCTAATGCCGCGATGGTGAACGCACGCACCTCGGTGGTGTTTCTCACGAACGCTTCGTCGGTGGTTCCCTCCGCTTCGACGGCGGCTGCGGCCTTCTCCCAGACCTCGGCCCACAATGCACGATCCACCTCGCCGGCGTTCGCCAACGCGATTGCGACCGCGGCGGTCTTGTCTTGCAGTTCAACGGGCGGCGCGTCCTCGCTGCCGTCGAGCCGTCGAACAGGGACTCCGAACAAGGCGACTAGCACGAGCGTGGTCACGACGATGGCCTCGATGAGGATCTTCCGGTTCTCGGTCACGGTGCTGCCTCCCGTGGCTTCAGCAACTCATCCAGCAACTGCTGACAGAGTTTGACCGCATCGGTGCGGCCGGCGTCACGTAGTCTGGCGGCGAGGTCAAGCACCAGCCGCAGGTCGTCCACCGGGGCCGCCGGGTGGCCGGCCGGCACCCACCGCCGGAGCAGCCTGACGATGTAGACCACCGCCACCACGGCGGCCCCCACGCGAACGACGGTCTCGATGTCCATCACGGCGTCCCCTCCAGTTTCGCCACCACCCACCGCACCAACGCCTCCCCCTGCGGCGTCCGCAGGATGGCGTCGATCAGTTGAATGGCCTCGTCGTCGAGCGCGGTCTTCGACTTGGCGGCAAGCCACTCCAGACCGTCGGCCACGATCAACGTGCGGCGGTGTACGTCATGCTCTGCGAGGAACCGCTGGCCGAAGCCCAGCACGGGCGACCACTCGTTGAGGAGTCGGATCTGCTCCCAGATTGGGAGTCCTTCGTAGTTCGGGACGTCGTCCGGCATGGGGCGTCTCCTGCGGCGTCGGGGGGATGCCGCCAGACTACGGACGTCACTGCATCCCGTCGCTTTCGTCCTCGTTTACCGCCCCCGAGACGGCTTGATACAGCAGGTTGAACGCGTCCCGGGCGACGGACGATGGCCGGAGGTCTTGGATGCCCTTCTCCAGCGTGAACTTCTCGTACTCGATTTTCGTGCCGTCGAGGTCTGTCAGAGCCACCACGACCTCACGCGGTGCTATCTCAAGCACGACACGTGCGGTTCTTGATGCCATGCTTTGATGCTACCCGTCCAAATCGAAAACGTCGCACGGATACATTCGCAGCCCGGTCTCGTTGTCGTCCCGGTACTTCCTCGTCGTCGGCTCCGCCAGACGCTTCGCCATGTGCTTCGCACGCAACTCGGCACACGCAGCCGCTATCTCCTCCGGTGACGGGTCTCGCATCGCCACGCGAGGTGCGGCGCGTGTCCTTGCGGTGCGAGGTGCAAGTTCGAGTCGGCCTCGAACCCTGTTGACTGCGTCGTGTGACAGCCCGAACGCGGTGCAGATGTCCGCTACGGGCGTGCCGCTGTTCCACAGCGACTTGAACCGCTGTTCGTCGTCACGCGAGAGTTCGATCTTGCGGGGCAAGCCACGGCATCCCACTCCTCCCCGTGGCGGCCGCCGGCGGCCAGCATCCTTGCCGGCCGCCGGCGAACCGCGGAGTGTGTCACTCGTACCGTACGACGGCCACCCACCCGCGACGACGCGGGCACCATGCCGTGCCGATCTCCCGCACGCGCCGCTGCCCCCAATAGCACGCGGAGCGGCACGCGGCGTCCGGTGAACACGTCGAGAACCCGAGGCCTTCGTAGCCCCATCCGCGCCGTCCACAATGGACGAACGTGTTCGTCGCGGCGAGCGTGTCGGCGTGTTCCTGTGCGGACACGACGGTCTGCTGCACCACGATCCTCGGGCGGATGCACCTTCCCTCCACGCAGACGGTCGTGTCGGCACTCGCCGTGGCCGTCGTGAACAGCAGCAGCACGAACCAGATCGCATTCTTCATGGTCTCTCTCCTTCGGGACACAGGGAACACACCGCCCGTCCGTGGGCGGCGAGGTTGCATGGTAGATGGTGCGTCAAGTCAATGGCCGAGCCACCAGAGCCACACCAACCGCATCCACTTGTGGACGACGGCGTGGACGCGGAGCGACGTGGTCAGTCGCGGCCTCCGCTCTACGGAGATCACGTCGGCAGGGAACTCGGTGACGACCACGGTCATCGTGTCCAAATCGACCTCGGTAGGTGCAAGCCTCGCCTCTGCGGCGTACTCGGCGGCCTGTGTGTCTCTCTTTGTCATGTCGGATCCAGCGGCATGACGAGGTTGGTGGCGTCGTCACAACGGAAGATCACGACGGACTCCGCGGACGCCGCGTCGATGGTCACTGTCGGATCTGCGTCCTTGCCGGACAGGCTTTCAAGCCACTCCAGCACGTACCTCGGGTCGAGCGTCACAGCCACCTCGTCTCCGGCCTCCACAACGGGGCACGTCACGTTTGCCTCTCCGTTGGTGGAAGACTTCGCCGACAGGCGAACAGACGCCCCGAGTCGCATCGTCACGCCACGGCTGACCTCGTCGGCACACACACGGGCGACGGCCACGGCCTGACGCAACGCCTCGCGGTCGACCACGGTCTGTGTCACGTCGCGGTCAGGGAACGCGGCGCGCCAGTCTGGGAACGTGCCGTCAACTACACGAGTCTCAACTCGCCACTGCTCTGCCGACACCACCACGACGGCCCGCGTGGACTCGATCTGAACAGCCCCCTCGGTGCGCTCGGCCATTTTGGCCGCCGCCTTCAACGCGTGGTCTGGACACACCGTCAGCGTGTCATCCACCGCCTGCTCAACGCCGCACTCGACAACACACACGCGGCGGCCGTCGGTGCCGACGAAGTTGATCTCGTCGCCCCTCACGTCCAGCAGCACGCCCGACATCGCGGCGCGGAAGCCGCCTTTGTCGATTGCCAGCGCGGTCGAGTTCACGGCACGCACGAACTGGTCGGCAGGGATGCGTGCCACGGGGAACGCTTTGCCGCCGAGCGGGGCAGGGAACTCCGAGACGGCCTCCACGGGGAACGTCCACGAGCCGCCCGGCACCCGCACCCTCGCGCTCGTGCCGTCGACAGTGAACGTGACCTCGGCCTTGTCCGGCACGTTGCCGACGATGGCCTTGAGCCTGTCGTACGGCACAAGCATCGGCGGCCCGTAGTAGTCCACCAGCACGGTGATGCGGAGGTCGCCGTCTGTTGCGGTCAGGGTTCCGCTGTCCAGCAGCACACACTTCGTGGACGGCTTGGCCGCCTTTGCCGGCACCGCCGGGTCGACCGCTCTCAGCGCGGCCTTGACGGCGGCAACCGACACCTTGGATGCCTTCGGACGATCCTTCGTCAGCGTTGTCATGGCGACCTCCTTATCGCTTTTCAACTTTTGACCAGCAGCGACCGCACGGCGCGGCCACACCTAGAACTTCACGTGCCTCGTCCACGCTCGTGACCACGTGGCACAGTGCCCCGGCACGCGCCACGATCTCGGACATGCGGCGCACCTGAATCTCCGTTGGTTTCTTGCCGGGTTGCTTGACCTCCAGAAACGTGGCCTCGCCGCGCCGGATGAGAAGTAGGTCGGGCACGCCGGAGAGTTGGTACGGCCCGCCGTGAATCTTCATCACCCACCAGCCTGCGGCCTCGGCCATCTTCTTGATGCCGGCCGTGATCGTTGTCTCTTTCGCCATGCTCGTCTCCCTTTGTACGGGTAGCCGAACAATGTGGAGCGGCGATGTTCAATGTGTCAAGCCGAGAAAATGCTGTCATGTAGTCACGCTGGCAAGGTATGACTCGATCCGTTCACGGAGTTTCTGATTGGTGTCTCTCATCAACTCCAGATAGCGGCGTCCGTTGGGCTGGCCGTCCACCTCCGCGAACGTCATTCCAACGAAGCGGCCGTGCCGAAACCGGAACTCCTCCGCAGGCGGCACGACAGGCTGGCGAGGCACCGCTTTCACGCGTGTCAGTAGGCCGCAAAAAACACATTCCACAACGTCCTCGCTCGGCCCCTTGCGCGGCTTGAACTCCCCAACCAACTCCCACGCCGTGGCTTGGCAGCGGTGACACGGCTCCGAGTGTGGGTGAAACTCCGTCACGTCTGTCCCCGATCCCGCGAGTTGTGCATTCACTTTGTTTCGGTCACTGTCGATACACCGTTGGTATACGCTGCGGCGTCAGAACAAAGTCTTGTCAACAGGCCGCTCAACGCGACTCCCACTCGCGTCCCAACGTAGAACTCGCTGGCCTCCTTGATCGCACACCGCTCCGCGTCGGTTAGGTTTTTTTGCAAGGCAACTTGACGCAGCCTCTCGATCTCCCGACACGCCTCCTCGAATAACTGGCTGGCCTGCGGCACGTGAACGTACCGCAGCGATCTGATTCGCTCTACGATGTCGGCCCGCGTGTCAGTCATCACAACACCTCCATGCGTGGTACACGTCGCCCGCCCTTGCCCTCGTTGATGACGTAGAGGTTGCGGCGTGCCCGTGTGACCGCAACGTATGCGATGCGGTGTTCCTCGTCGTGCTGATCTGGGTTCTCGGTTCCCTGCTCCACGCGACTACTTGTGGTGGTCAGCACGGCCACATTGTCGGCCTCGGCCCCCTTCACACTGTGAACGGTGCCGACACGCACCGCAGGCTCCCCCGCAAGCGTCGGCCCATACCTCTCGGCCTGCCGCCGCCACTGCTCCCCGCGGTCGACGAGCCGGCACCACGCGCCGCTTCGTATGGACTCCACCAGAGCGGGGCACGCGCCCACGTCTGGGAGGTCGGCGGCGAAGATGACGTCCCACCGTTCGGCGTGTTCCTTCGCCCAATGTGTCTTCACACCACGGGACAGCATTGGCCGCTTGTCCTTGTCTGTCACCGGCAGCAGCGGCAACGCCTTGGCCCACTGTGCGCCGGTGATGGCACCGTCCTTCTCCAACGCGTACAACGCTCGAAGGCCGTCGGCGCGAGGGGATGTCTCTGGAGACTTCACCCACCGTGCGGGCTTGCCGGCGGCGTGCATGGCGGCGTGGAGCCGCGCCGCTTGGTAGTTGCTGCGTGCGATGAGCAGCCAGTCGTCACCCGGGTTGACGGACGCCACGAGAGCGTCGATGTCCGACACCTCCCACACGGCACCCTCGTGATCCGCTGGCGCGACCTTCCTGTCGAAGTAGCCTTTCCGCATACGCCGCAAGCACCGTTCGCCTAGTTCGAGGATGGGCTTCGGGCATCTGTATGACTTTGGCATGATGCGTTCTTTGGCAACGGGCCACCCAAGGAAGCACTCGGCACTGCTGCCGGCGAACCCGTAGATGGCTTGGAACGGGTCGCCCACCACGTAGCACCAACGGACGCTCGGTGCCGAGACGAGACGCTTGCACACCGCGTCGAGCAGCGGACTCGCGTCCTGCTGCTCATCGAAAAGCCACGCAGCGACGGCCGGGAGTTCTCCTCGCGGAGTTGTCTTCCGCATCCCGTCCGTCGGCGAGGCCGAGATGCCTGCAAACTGTGACAGGAGGTCGGCGAAGTCGAGTCTGTCTTCGATACGCTTGGCCGCCTCGTACCGTTCGGCCACCCGAACAATCGCGGCGAAGTCTGGCACGTTGTCGTCCACCATCCGCAGCCGCCGCACCACCACCTCCAGCGGAGTAAGGGAGTTGCGGGACAGGCTCCAGCAGTTGAGCGACGCGGCCACAACGGGGTCGCCTATGAAACGATTCTGGCCTGCCTCGTCGTCCAGTTGCGTGGCGAGTTTGACGCCGAGAACGCCGCTTATCCACTCGACGTCCCGCTGCGTGTCCGCGATGAGTTGCCCCGGCTGGACGCCGAGGCACCGCTTGCACGTGGAGTGGATCGTCCGAAACCACCCCCGGTTCTCCAGCAGGCTGGCGTCCACGCCCCACGCCCCAGACACACGCTCGACGGCCTCCCGGCGTGCCGCCCGCGTGAACGAGGCGAAGCCCAGCAGCAGCGGATCGTTGCCGAGGGATGGCAACGCCCCCTCCATGATCCGCTGGAGTTCCGTCGTCTTTCCGCTCCCAGCCGACCCGACCAACCTTGCGACAAGCACAGTATCATCCTCCGGCGACAATGTTTTGACGGCACGACGGGTTTTCCCGTCAGGTTTTCGCGGCACGTTTGCTCCGTAAAAACAGCAGCGAAACGCACTTGCCGCGAAAACCGACCTCCCGCGAAGAAAAAAAACCACTGAATCAAAATCGACCCCATATAACTAGGACGGTTCTTCCGACACTGTCTCCATCGTGGCCCGGTCGATGGTCGCCAGTTGCTCAAGGATGGCGAACTCGCGGCGTGTCCAGACCACGTACGACCGCCTCGTGCCGCCCACGTGACGGAACTCGGAGTGGGCAAAGTCTTTCGCCCCGGGGATGTGGGCCAGCAGCCGCCTCTTGAGTGCCAGCCGCTCCCCGTCGTTCACGCGGTGCTGCCTTTCGATGTCCTCCCAGATTTTCCCCCACGCGAACCAGAGCGTGCCGTCGGCCCGCCAGCAGGCCCGCCCGGTCGGATCTGGCACGTCGTCGTCGCTGGGCTGGCTGGCCTGCGACAGCCGGTCATACAACCACGTCGCCAGCAGCACGTACCGCAGGCTGCTCGCGCCGGGCCACTCGTGAGCCGCGTTGTCCAGCAGTTTCGCACGGACGCCACGGGCGGCGTGGAACCGTGTAATCTTCCCCTTCGAGTTGCGGGCGTCGACCACTTTGTAGCCGCCGTCCCATATCCGCTTCCACTTCTTTGGCTCGTCATCAAGCATCACGGTGCCGGTGGCGGCCAGCACGGCCGCCGCCACCTTGGCGGCACTCCGATACTGGTCGACCGTGAGCGACACAGACCCGGTTCCCTGTGCCGTCAACGGCTTCCACGCCGGAACTGTCAGCCGGTATTCCAGCGGGTCAGAGTGAACCACGGTCAGACTCCACTCGCCCGGCCCCCACTCCGGCCCGCTCTCTGGGTCGAGTGGCGTGAACGACAGCCCGGTGGCCGTGAACGTCTTCCACTCCCCTTTGATAGCGGAACACTTGGCCGCCGATCCGGCCGCCAACTCTCGCGGTGCCTTGGTCGCACCTTTGATCGCCACGGCCGTGTCCATGCCGGCGGCCCGCGTCTTGCGAACGTATGCGATGGCCGAGCGGTAGATGGCAACCACCTCGCCGTCGGTCAGCGGAGGCCGACACTGTATCGCGTTCACGGCCCGAACCTTGAGCAAGAGGTCTTGCTGCTCTCGCTCGTCATCCAAGGCTGCGCCGCACCGGAACGCCTCGCTGACGGCAAACCGATAGAGTTCATTGTTCCTCTCGCCCTCCGGCACCGGCCTGTGCAGCACCGCTCGTGCTGGCTTTCGGCTCGAGCCTGTCTTGCACGACGTGCCGTCGTCGTTCCACAACAGGTTCACCAGTTTGGGCGGAAGCGGCTGCGGCTCCACGTCGTCGGGACTCATGCCCGGCACCCACTGGTACGCGACTCCGGTGTGGTGCGTGCTAGGTGGGATCACGCTCTGGGCGGCGCGGCCGTCGTTGCCGATCCGAACCTCGATGCCCATGACCTTCCGCACGGCGGCGGCCGGGAGTTCTTCCGACCACCGGAACAGCCGGTGCGGCCCGCGGCCCGCGGTGTATGTCGGCGTCCAGATTTCGCCGAGCGCGAGTTCGTTCCACGCGGCTTTCGCGTCGTCGCCGTCCAGTTCAACGTCAATGATGCCCGACGCCGGCCCCAGCAGCAGACCCACGTTCGTCGGCTGGCCCGCGTCGAACCACGCAAGCACCTCCTCCTCGTCGCTGGTCGCAGAGAGTTGCCAGCCCTCGCCGCCGGCGGGGTGCTTGCCCGGCGTGGCACAGTCCTTCCCCTTCCAGCACGTGCAGACGCTTGGCTCCCGCACTCCGAACAGACGAACCAGTTTCCAGCCGCGTGCGGCGTACGACGCCGCCAGCGATGCGATCCCTGCCTGCATGACCTCACCCTCCGTGAAACGAGATGGAGACCCCGGCCGGCGCGTCTCCACGCGCCGGCCGGGGAACGAACAGACCGACGAGTCAGTCCGTGACTACGCCGCGTCCTGCGGCACGTCGATCTGCTGGGCCATCCGCGACAGCGGCTCCGTGTAGAGCCTCCTCACGATGTCGCCCTCGTCCTTGCCGATGGTGCCGAGCAGTTTCGGCACGATCTGGGAGTACGGCTGGCCGCCGCTGTTCTCCACCTTGGTGAGCGTCAGGCTCACCATGGCACGGAAGTGGGCGACGGGGAGCCGCTTGATGAACGGCAGCACCGTCTTGAACGAGCCGACGCCGGCAGTCACCAGCAGCGGCCACGCCTCCGTCTCACGCAGGATGGCGAGAAGCCTGCTCTCCTTGCACCGCTTGGCCCGACCGTTGGACGCCGTGCCGTACTGGTTGTACGGCAACCGCCTCCAATCGTAGAGCCTGTCCCCGATGCGGCACGACTCCAGCACGGCCGCGTCGAGGTCGCCGATGTCGTCGTTCATCCTGACCGCCGTGGCCATGTCGTAGGTCACGAGAACCGGCTGGACGCCGGACTGCGGATCCTCCGAGTTCCACAACGTGCCACGGGACAGCACGGCCACGAGCAGCCCGTCGATGGACTTCGCCGTCTGCTCGTTGTTCCCGCTGTCCGTCCACGACCACACCTTGCCGCCGCCCGAAGGCGTCGGCACCCTCGGCAGGTCGGACGCTTGCAGCGTCTCGCCCGGGCCGAGGTTTGCCATCAGAGCCTCGCGAACGTCCGAGTCGGGACGCAGCGCGAGAAACTTGGAATCCGTTCCGACCATCATCTCACCGCTCGGTGCCATGTGGCACACTCCTTTCGTGATTGGGAACCCGAACAATCTACCACACCGTCAACGCTCACTCGACCCAGAATGCGACGCGATCCTGCTCCTTGTCGCACGTCATCATCTTGCACTCGTACACGCCGCTCGGCGCGAACCGGAACAACGTCTTCACGGCACGCTCACCCACCGTGAAGTAGGCGCGTCCGTGAGTCTCGCCGCCGGCCTCGCTCGGGATCAGTTTGACCCCGACGCTCGACGGCACGCGACGGACGATGAAGTAGAGGTCGCCCTTGTGCTTCTCGAACTCCATCGCCACGTACTGCCCCGGCTCCCAGCCGGCGGTCTTGAGGACATCTGCCGACACGCGGATCGTAAGCCCCATCGCCACACCCTTCTCGGTGCGAGGCGACACAGCCAGATCAGCGGTCGTTCGCACGCGGACGCTTCCGTGGATGCGTCCGAACGACATTTTCAGCCCGTTCAACTCATCGTCATTGGCCTGCTCGGCCGTGGTGTTCACGCTCATGCCTCTCCCTTTCTGTGTGAAGCGCGCGTCCATCATCCCACCGTCCGGTGCGACAGCCGCACCTCGCGGAACTCGGTCACGAGACCCTCAAACGGAGTGCCGGCGGCGAGGCTCTCGCCGTCGATGCCCTTCTCCTTGCGCCGCTCGTCCAGCCATGACTTGAGGCTGGCGGTGTTGACGCCGATGTATTCGGGGCACACCTTCTTCGCCGCTTTCAGCACGGCCTCCTTGTTCGCGGCCGGGATGCTGACCGAGAAGAACTCACGCAGCGACCACGTCTTGCCCGCCACGCGACAGCCGTCGAGGCCGGACAACGCCAGCACCTCGACCGCCTCCTGCTCGGCCTCACGCAGCCGCTTGCCGGCGTCCTTGGCCGCCTCGTCGGCAACGGCCTTCTCGTTTTGAAGTGCGACCACGCGCTCCAGCAGCCCCTTGAGGCGGCCTGTGTAGTCATCCGCAATATCGACGCTCATGCCACGACTCCCTTCCTTGGCGACAGACCTTGCAGCACGGACTCGACTACGTCTCGACGCTCCTTGAGTGCTGCATACACCCGTTCATCCACCGTTCCCTCGCAGACGAGGTGGTAGTACCGGACACACCGTGTCTGCCCGGGCCGCCGAAGCCGGGCAAGACTCTGCTCGTAGTCGCCAAGGCTAAAGCCGAGGCTGTAGTAGAAGGCGAACGCGGCGCGGCTGCAGTCGATGCCGACGCCGCCGGACTGCATCTGCACTCCGAGGATGGCAGCGTCACCGGATTGCCACCGCTCCAGATCCTTTCGCGTGCCGCTGACCTCGGCGTACTCGCGTCCGAGTGCCCGGGCCGCAGCCTGCACGTCGTCAAGGTCGGAGCGAAACCGGCAGAACACCACCACCGGCTCGGTGACGTGGAGGTCTTCAAGCCTGTCCTCCAACGCCTGACGCTTCGACGGCGTGCCGTCGATTGGCTTCACGTCTTCCGCGCCGTCGGGTCGCGTGTAGCCGCTCGTCGCCTGTTGCAGTCGCAGCAGTTTCGTCATCGCGTTGGCGGCCGTCACTGTGCCGGCTTCGATCTCGGCCGCCATGTTGGCTTCGAGGGTTCTGTAGAACCGCATCGTCGCCGGCGACAACGTGACGGGGATCGTTTCGTGGATGGCCGGCGGGAGGTCGAGAACCTCGTCGGACGTGACCCGCCACGAGTTCGCGTCCAGTTTCGCCGTGAGTTCATCTTGGTTCCGCCATGCCCGAACCTTGGATGGGAACCTCGTGTCACACTCGGCGTACCGCGCCCGCATCCTCGTGAACGACGAGCCGAACACGTTGGCGTCGAGGAAGCGGAACTGTCCGTAAAGGTCGAGCGGGGAGTGGGGCATCGGCGTGCCGGTGAGGCACAACCGCTTCGCCGTCGGATGCTTGGCGGCCAGCCGTGCGAGGTAGCGGCTGGACGTGCCGCCCGGTGACTTGATCCGGTGACTCTCGTCCAGAACGATGGCAGACCACTGAATCCCGTCCACGACGGTCGCCATGTTCGACCTCCAGACGGCTTCGTAGTTCACGATCACCACCAGCGTCTTGCCGCCCGACACGGCCAACGCCTTGCGAAGCCTGTCGGCTCTCGCCTTGCTTGTGCCGCTGGACAGGTCGAGCGGCTGCATCGGAAGCCGCATCGCGTTGAGTCCGAGCAGCGCGGCAAGCGTCTTGCCGGTGCCCATATCGGCTGCAAGCAATCCGAACGAACGGTCGGCGAACCACTTGGCGAACTGCGTCTGATGCGACCACGGTGTGAAGCCGCCTTTGGTGGCGGCCGCCACCACGCGGCACCACGCAGCGGCTACGGCCTGCGGGCACACGACGAGGATGTGCGGCCTCGTCTTCATCGACGTCCATGTAGAGTGCCAAACCATCTCACCCTCCCTGCTTCGGGCCATACACCGCGGCAAGCCTGTTCCGCTGCTCCGGTGTCATGGCGTCGTGGATTCGATGCTGCAGCGGCAGCGGCAGCGCGAAGATGCCCGTCAGGTCAACCATGCCCACGAACGGCGAGTCGGCGTCGGTCGCCATGGCGATCACGGCCAGCCACTCCCGCACGGTGGCGTCGTCCTTGGTGGAGACGTTCACGGCGTAGCCTCCGGTGCGGTGAGGCTCACGTGAAGCCGCTGGTCGTCCCAGCGGTCGGCGGCGGCCTGCATCATCCCGATGAGGCGGATGATCTCGCAGTGGATGTCCGTAATGGCCTCGGCCTTGGTGCGACGCCAGTTGTCGCCCATCACCGAGAGCCTGCCGTGACCCTCGTCGATCACCGGCTTGCCGTCGTGAACCACGCCGGTGACGGTGGCCTCGACCACCCACGCAAGCGGCTCACCCTTGCTGTTGAGGCTCGTGGAAGCCACGAACCCACGGTAGACCTTCGCTCCCTTGTCCATCACTCGATCCTCCATGACCTGTCCCCGTGCCTCGTGTAAGAGAAACCCCGGCGGCGGGGAGGACGGGGGGCACCCGCCGCCGGGGACGCGACTCGCGGTGGAGGACTACACCGCGGTCACGAGTGCTGACGCCGCAGACCATGCCCTCTGCTTGAACTCGTCGGCCGTGCCGAACAGCGTCGAGTTGAACCGACGCTCCAGCCGCTGGGCTGGCGTGCCCACGACGCGGAGTTCGTGGTCGGCGTACTCGCTGGCCGCGTTGTAGGCCGTCCACACGTTGGCACCGAAGCCGTCGGCGTTGGTGGGGAGGGCGAACCTGTCCCACAACCGAGTCAGCATCCGCTCACGTGCCCGGTCGCTCCGGTCGGCCACGAGGCCGCCGAAGTAGTCCGAGACCTTCCGGCTCGACATCGACACGCCCCGCATCGCCTTGGCCTGCTCCGCGAACTCGTGGTGCGAGGCGTCGATGATGCCGAGCATCTCGCGGGCCTTCTCCACCCGGCGGGCGAGGCCGCCTGCCGTGTGGAACAGTTTGAGGCCCATCTCGACGCCGCCGGCCTTCGCCATGCCCATCGCCAGCCGCAGGGTGTTCGCACACACCACGCGAACCGACGTCGGGAACAGCCGAACGGCACCGGAGCCGTCGTGCGAGTTGGCGATCAGCACGTACTTCTCCAGCACGTCGGTGTCGCTGACGTTCAGCGTGCCGGGGAGTTTCGCCAGCATCCACACTCGACGGCCGCCACGCAGGCTCCCGCACGTGTGCCAGATCGCGAGGGACTCGCCGACAACCTCGTCCATCCACGAGAACGCCTCGTCATTCTGGAGCGGCGTGTAGCGGCTCCCCACGGCACCCAGCGGCGCGCCCGTGTCCATCCGGTACGTCGCCCGTCCGTCCGGCACGAGCCGGTATCGGTTGTCGCCGGCGTCCTCGCCGAAGTCAGCGGTGAGATCCACCGTGCCGACCTTCCAGTCGAGGCCGCTGATCCGCAGAGCATCGGCCGAGGTCTGAGCCGCCGTCACCACCGTGCCCAGCCCGTGCCACGCCGGCTGATACGCGAACATCGCGGAGCCGCCGGCCTTCGTCATGTCAATCTCGTGAGCCATCGTCGTGTCCTCCCGAACGTGTGTGAGTGATCCACCGGGCGGGCACTCGCCGCCCGGCCCCGTCCGGCCCGGGCACGCTGCCGGGGCCGGACGGGTATCCGAACAATCGTCATCAGCACGCGAGCGCGGCCGCCTTGGCCTGCTCGAACTGAGCGGCGGTCAGCGGGGCACACTCGCCACGCTTGAGGCCGTTGTTGCTCATGTAGGTGCGGATCGTGTTGTCCGACACCGACTCGCCGCCGAGGGCATTCATCACCGCGCGGATCTGCTTGAACGTCATGGCGCAGGTCGTGCGGAGGGCACGCACCACGCTCGACGCACCGTGGCCCAGCACCATGATCCGAGCCTTCGCCCCCTTGGCCTTGGCGGCCTTGGCGGCACCGCGATCCGCCGAGACCCGCTTGAGGCCGGTCTTCGGGGCGTGCGGCTTGATGACGGCGGCATCGAACTCGCGGGCCTTGCGGCCAGCCGCCGCCACGATGGCGTCGGTGATCTCGGTGCCGGCCGCCGCCACGAGGTCGGCGTACTCGCCGCACGTCTTGGCGATCCGCACCACGTCGCCGATGTCGATACCCGCCTTCTCGGCGTAGTCGTACACCGCGTCGACGGCCTTCGGATCGAGCGGCGTCACGTCCGTCGTCACGTCGACCTTGACCGGCACGACCTCGACCGGCTTGGTGGCCTTGGCCTTGGTGGCCTTGGTGGCCTTGGTGGCCTTGGCCTGCTGCTCGATCGCGCCCATGACCTTGTCGGTCACGTCCACGACCTCCACCACCGGGGCGGGGGCCGCCTTGGCCTTGACGGCCTTGGTCACGCTCTTGCGGAGCGTCTCGCCGGTCAGCAGCGGGCCAGCCGCCACCTTCGTCGCCTTGGTCTTGGCGGCCTTGGCCGGAGCCTTCGTCGCCTTGACCGGAGCCTTCGTCGTCTTCGTTGCAGTCTTCATCGTCTCGTCCTCCCGAAACTAGGATTACCGAACAATCGAACCACCCTTCGACTACGTTGTCGCCGGGTTTGCTGGTCTTACCCTATTGGTTTCCTGTGGTCAATAGGGGGGTCTTCATTTTTCGTCAGGTTGCCTCTCCGCACATCTTCCGCAGCCGGGCGTCGTAGCCGTCGCGGAAGGCCTTCTCGATGATGCCGTAGCACCGCTGCGAGATGGTCGGCATGACCCGCTGAATGTCGCGAAGGGCGAACGCGTGGATGGCCTTGGCGTCTTTGAGCGAGAGGGTCAGCACCACGTAGCGGCCGACCTGTTCGTCCATCTGATCGACGAGTACGTTGAAAAGCCTCCACTCGTCATGCTTCACGTCGGGCCGGGCAAACGCGTCCAGCAGCCGGTTCGCGTTGGCCTTGGTGATCGTGACCTCCACCGGCGTCTTCGAGTTGAGTCGCATCGTCGTGTCCTCCGTTTGCGTGTCGTTGCGTGACCCCTGCATTATCCCTTATCGGCGGTTTCTGTCCAATAGATTCGGCTTCCATTTCGGACAGGTTTCGACCTCTTGTTTTCCGCAGCGGATCGCATCCGCCTACCGAAGCACCCCCACCATTGAGTCAGCCAAGCCGAGGGCCGCCCGGCCCAGCCGCGTGACCGGGCCGGCCTCGGGCGGCGGCGGGTATGGATGGACAGCCGGACAGGCTCCGCGATGTGCGAGGTCGATGGCCGCCATGCGAAGCCGCACCTCCACCACCAACGACGCCGCCACCGCCATCACGGCTATGACGCACGCGGCTCGTACAACGTCGCGCATCATGGGAGCCACCTCCGCTCGAAGGTCGCGGGCGGCACGTCGGCAGGGGAGACCGTCCATCGGTACGGCACGCCGGCCGGATGACGCGACGGTGGAAGCACCGACTGTGCCGGTCTCCCGCCGAAGCGGAGTTCCGCGCCGCCGAACTTCCGGCACGCCGCCTCTGGCAGCAGGCCGTCGATCCGAAACAGCCTGTGTTCGCCACGGCTGCTCGACCACGTTGGCGTCGGCACGTCGAGGATGCCAAGCCGCTTCAACGTCTCGCGGCCGTCGTCGCTGTCAAACTCCACGTCGATGATGCCAGCCGTGCCGCAGAGCAATCCGATGTTGTAGCCGCCGGCCAGCCACGACTCGATCTGGCTTCGGTCAGTGGTTGCAAGCGTCGGCCACGCCTTGCCGAGCGGCACCTTGTCGCCTCGTGCCACACGCACCACGGACACGCCGAGGTCAAGCAAGGCGGCGAGGTCACTGTCGATTGGCATGGTCGCTCTCCTCGTGGCGGCCGACCCCGGCGGGCAACGCACCCGCCGGGGCAAGCCGCAGGCGTCAGCCCGACCGTCCGCACATCGGGCAACGGGCGTCCGCAGCCTTGGCGGCCTCGGCACGCTGCGCCGGCGTCATGGTGGGGAACACCTTGGACGCCGGCAGCAGCACGTTGGCCTTCCGCACGTTGGCCCACGCACCGCTCGACATCGCGCCGCCCGGGATCACGGTGTAGCCGTTCGCCTCGGCGGCGGCGTTCGCCATCGGGTCGCCCGGCGTGGCGATGACCGCACGATCCCCGAACCGCGCCCGCACCACACTCCCCACGGCCTCCTCCGACGCCCGGGCGTCGGCACTGGCCTCGGCCACCCACGCATCCGCCGCCTGCTCGGCGTCCAGCAGATGGTGAACGCGGTTCAGCACCTCGGCTTGAATGGCCTTGAGGTACGCCGGCGTCACGTTGTCACGATCCATGTTCAGCGGCACCTTCTGCAGCACGTTGACACGGTACGGCATATCCAACTCGACCACCGGCACTCCCATCTCCAGCAGTTCGCCGCCGTCGGCACCGTCGTAGACCTCGACCTCGCACTGGCGCATCGTGCGGCGCAGGTTTCCGTCCGCGTCCGCGACCTCGGTCTGGAGTCTCGCCGTGAATCGACACAGGCTGTCGGGTCGTGCGATCTCCTCGCCGTTCAGCGTAGTGGCGACCGGCGGAATCATCCGCCGAACGAAAGCCACCGCGTCCTCGTACTCGGCACGCGTCATCCGCATCTCTGCCGTGAACTCCGTGCCTCTCGTGCGGCGAAGCCGCTCGTGCTTCCGCGTGCCGGACTCGAACACCACGCCGCCGCCGGTGCTGCGGATCACCGCCTTGCGGCAGCAGGCCAGCACCAGTTTCTCGCCGAGGCAGAAACGGCCACGCTTCTCGGCATCGCCGGCTCGTCTCGACTTGGCGAACATCGTGTAGGCGTGCGAGAGGTCTTCAAAGCCTTCGCCCCAATCCTCCACCGTCACGTCCACCAGCGGCGCGCCCGGCTGCGGGATCATGCTGATCTCCACGGTGGCCGTGCCGCTGTCCCACGCGTTGCTGACCAACTCGGCAATCGCGAAGGCCTTGCCTCGCCGCTCAAGGATGGCGGCCAGCCCATCTCGATCCACGTCGAACCACATCGCTCGTCCTCCCATATGTGCGGCTACACGACCGTCGGCCCCGTGCCGTTGGTCGCGTGCGCCGCGGTCACTCGCAATCGAAGAATCGCAGGGTCGTCGCCAGCAGATTCGCGTAGTCGCCGGACGTGGCTTCCGTGCGGTACTCCGCAATCTGCTCGGCCGTGAGTCCAGCCCGTCGCGCCGCCTGCTGGCACCGGCCGAGGATGGCAAACGCGTTGCCGTCCTCGCCGGCCAGCCGCACGCGGACGTGCGGGTAACGCGGCCCGGTGTGCTGCGCGTCTGCGGTCATGCCACCCTCCCGGCCCGTTGGGCGGCAATACGCTCGGCGTAGCCTTGGCCGTCCTTGATCGCGTCGCCCGGCAGGATCGGCTTTGTGACCCTGCCAACGACCACGCACCTCTCGACGATGACCTTCGCGAGATCGGCCTGTGCCTGCGGCAGCACGTCCGCGATGGTCTCCGACTCGAATCCGATGTCGTGCAGCGCGGTGCAGCACGCCACCGTCGCCAGCCACGTCGCCTCCATCAACTCCGCCCGAATCTGATCGTGATGCTTCAGCGGCATCGTCACGTCCTCCTCTGCTGCGACCGGCTTCGCCGGTCAGGGTCGAATCCAAACTGTTCGCACGACCGACGAGGTCGTGCTGCCGTCAGGCTTCCGCTCGTACCGCACTCGACGTGCGCGAACTCGGTTGCCGTCCGTGTGCCACTGTGTGGGGTGGATCTCCTCGTCGATCACGTGAACGGCACGCCCGTCGGCGTCGACCACGGCGTGGCCGTTCGGCTTCACCAGCCGGTCGAACATGGTGCGAACGAGATGTCTCAACTCGTCCGGCGAGCCTGCCGCCAGCACGTGCAGGGTGTCGCCGACTCGGAGGGTGGTTGTCCAAGGCGTCATCACGGCGTCCTCCTCGCCTTCGCCACGTCTCGCACGAGCCGCTTCCATGCGGCATCCGACAGGTCGCGAACGTAGAGTCCCATCTGGTGCCGGATGCTGTTCACCGGGTCGCGCTCCCATCCGTCGCACACGTCCTCTATGGCCTCGCCGGGGGCGAAGTCACGCCGCAGGGACGCGAACTGAATGACTTCCTGCCGTGCCGTGTTGCCTGTCCAAAGCACTCGGCTGCGGTCGTGTGAATCTCTTGCCATCGTGGTGTCCTCGTGGTGGTGGTGGAGTTCACTTCCGCATCACGGCGAACGCGTAGCCGCTACGCGGCAGGGAGCCGCCGACGAGCGTGAGTTGGTCGGCTGGAATGCCGAGGGCGGCCACGGCCAGAAACGTCGCCGCTGCCGCGTGGTTGTCGAGTGAGTCCAGTTCCGAGTCCCACGCGACGAACAGCGTCTTGCCGCTGCCGCTCGTGGCCTTGATCCGGCTTGAGCGGTGGTTGGTGGCACCGAGGTACTTGGTCGTAATGACGCCGCACGTCATCACTTCGGCCTTCGCAACGTCGCCGGCGGTCATCATGGGGGTCTTCATCGTCGTGTCCTCGTGGTGGTGGTGGTGGTGGTGGTGGTCGTGTATCCGAACAATCAACGGGCGGCCTTCGCCTTGCGGGCCGAGGCCTCGGACGTGACGCCAGCGGCACGGATGGTGGCGATGACCACTTCGACCGGCATCGACAGCCGACCCTCGGGTGCCGCGAACCGCAGTTCCCACGCCGTGCCGGAGTAGCCCGGGCGGCCGGTGAACATGATGACCGCCACCTCGTCGATGCCGTCGCACACGCGGAGGCTTCCCTTGTCGAACCGCGTGCCGAAATCCAAGCCGTCGCGGGTTGTGTTGTTGAAGCCGTTGTCGGTCAGCCAGTTTTTGAGCATGGTGTCCATCGTCGTGTCCTCTGGGTTGCCGGCCTGTCCTCGGGCCGGTGAGTGCATTATCCCTTATCGGCGGTTTCTGTCCAATAGATTCCGATTCCTTTTTCGTAAGAAATCGAGTGCATTTTTTCCGCGGCGGATCGCATCCCCGGCCGCCCCGGCCCGACGAGTGGGGGGGGCGGCCGGGGCGACCGCCGGCTACCACCCCCGGCCGAGGCGGCGCGGACACGTCGCCTCGGGGAAGCCGCTGACCTGTTCGAACGTCCACTGACGTGCGAGGTCGTAATGGTTGTCGGCCATGCCGGCACACACAGACTCCATGCCGGGCAGCGGCTCCACCTTACCGGCGGCGATGAGGCCGGCGATCTGGTACGGGTTGAACTGCAGCCCATACTCGACGGCCTCTCCGGCTGGCAACTCGGTCGACGAGTAGTTCACGCCGCCGAAGCCGTTGTAGAGGCGGCCGCTCACGCGCTCGCTGGCAACGCCGACCAGCAGCCAGCGGGGCACGGGGCACCACTTGCCGTCGACCCCGTTCTTGAACAACTCCTGTCCCTCGACCATCACGCGAACCGGATAGCGGCCCGGCTTGAGCCGAAGCGTCTCGTGGTCTGCCGCGTAGTAGGACGGGCACCGCGTGACCTCCGATGCCTCGTTGACGATGTAGTGCCCGACCGTGAAGTGGATTGCCATGACCTGTGTCCTCCCGAACGTGAAGTGTGTTGATCCCGACCCTGCCCCGGCACACCCGGGGCAGGGTATCCGAACAATCACCAGACCCGAATCATCTCGACGGTGCCGAGGCCGAACTCGTGCGGCTTGCCGCTGACCTCGTCCATCACGTTTTGCAGCGTGTTGAGGGCGGCCTGCAGCCGAGGCAGCACGTCCGTCTCCGCGTTGACCATGTTCGACCGGCTCCCGTCGCCGTAGGGGGCCGCCATCTTCCGGTGAATGGCCGACCGCAGGCCGATCAGTTCGCAGGCCGCGTTCTCGATTGCCCGAGCCATCTCGTTCCGCTGTTCGTTGAGTCGCATCGTCGTGTCCTCTCGTGGTGGTGGTGGTGGTGGTGGTGGTGGTGGTGATTCACGAAACCCGGCACGTGCCGATGACGACGCACTTGAGCCGCTTGGCGGCCTCGCGTGCCTCGGCCTCGGTCTTGCAGATCGCGAGTTGAACGGACGGCCCCGACGCCGGCAGCACTTGCCAGCACACGCGGTCGCTCGTCTCCCAGATCACCACGTTCGTTCCCGGCTTCACAGCGTCCATCGTCGTGTCCTCCAGTGTGGCCCGGGCTGTCCGACCCGGTGCCGCCTGTTGTCCACTATCGGCGGGAAGTGGTCAATAGGTTTCGAGGATTTTTTTGAGTGCAGGATTTCCGCAGCGGATTCACTCACCCCCGTGGAGCCGGCGGGCCAGTGACCCCCTCCAGCCGCACCTCGGCCTCGGTCTCAATCCACACCCTCGCGCCGCACGACAGGGGGCACTCCGGTGAATACACGACTCGGCACGGCCCAAGCACCTCGGCGGCCATCGCGTACACGTTGGTGCGACCACGCTTGACCGTCAGCACGGCCTCTCGCTGTCCGGTGGTGTGGTTTCGCCGGATGACGTGTTGATTGACGTGTATGTACGTGCGTGCCATGCGGCCAAGCGTACACGCCAGTGCTATTGAATAGGCTCCGTGCGCGGTGCGAACCCACACAAAAAAGTCGATGCCAATCGGTTTTCGCGGCGCGAATGGTTTTCGCGGCAGGTTTTCGCGGTCGCGAACACGTGACGCGTCAACGCGTTACGACCACCTCCGCGAAAACCGAGTGCGTAAGAACGTGAAACCATGCGAACGCAAATCGACCCCATATAACTACGAGGTCTTCCTGCGTCCTCCGCGTCGGCGGCCGGCAGCGATCCAATCTGGGTTCCCGCTCGTCTCGTGTACGAGCGACCGCAGTCGCGAGATGTCGTTGGCCGTCAAGGCGACGAGCCTGCTTCGGCCATTGACGTGAACGCCGACGTCGTACCGCTTGGCGGCTCGACGCACCGTCGTCTGTGAGCATCCGAGCAGTTCGGAGGCTTCGAGTGTTGAGAAGTAGACCACGCGCTCGTCTCCCATGCCGTCCTCCTGTAGATGTAGCAACGTGACGCCAAGCGTGCAATAGGCCACGGCTATCCCATCTTGGCCCGTTTCCGTCCCGCCAGAGATGGATCGCGAGACAAGTATTCACGCAGATTGGCCTCGACGCTTGTTCGCCTGACGGCCCACGCCCGCCCGCTCAATCGAAAGCCGTCCAGTTGGCCGGCGTGAATGAGACGCAGCACCCACACGTCGGAGCATCCAAGCATCTCGGCGGCAACTGGAACGCTCACCCACTCCTGCGGCTGCTTGACTTCCCTTGGCATTGTTCGGACTCCTATAGTTTCAACGCAATCGAAAACCCGTTGCCCTTGTCGGGCAACGGGTCAGTCGAATGGCGGGGGCAGGATTCGCCTCCGTTCGAATGGCGGGGACAGGATTTACATCACCCGCATGAGTGAGGTTGCAGGAATAACCGTCACGGAACGAACCAGCACGGATGCGTGACCTATACCCCCAGAGGGAGGCGCGCCATGACACTGACAGAACTGTTTGAGAACTACTACCGTCCGCTCCGCTTGCGTGGACGGTCAGACAACACGGTGCGGCTGTACGGCTGCACGATCAGATCGTTCGGGAAGTGGTTGTGCTATGTGCCAACCATCAACGACCTGACAGACCTGACGCTTGCACGGTTTCTTGAACACCGTGCATCCATTCGCAGTCCGTACACCGCAGAGAAAGAGCGGACGCAACTGCTGTCACTGTGGCGGTTCGCGGCAGACCGCGGCTTGTTGCGTGACCGTCCATGCGTGCCACCATCTCCGCTGCCGGATCGGATCCCGCAAGCGTGGACGGTGGAGCAGTTGCAGGCGTTGATGAGGGCGGCGTCTGCAACGCGTGGCACAGTCGGAGCCGTCGCGGCGAGTGTGTGGTATCCGGCACTCTTGAGCGTGTTGTGGGAGTCGGCGGAACGGATTGGCGCAGTCCTTGCGTGCCAGCCGTGTGACTTCTTAGAGCCTACGCTGTTCGTTCGCGCCGAGTACCGCAAGGGCGGCAAGCGAGACCGTGTGTATCGGCTGTCACCCGGCACGTGCGAACTGGTGAGACAAGCCTGCGGCAGTCGCCGTCTGCTTGAGTGGCCGCAACACCACGGATACCTCTGGGCGAAGTATAAAGACGTCGTCGCCCGCGCCGGTCTTGGACACGACCGCAAGTGCGGGTTCCATCAACTCAGACGCAGCGCGGCTAGTCACTACGCTGCTCTTGGCGGCGACCCCGTGAAACTGCTTGACCACAGTAGCCCAAGGATCACAGAGAGATGGTATCTCGACCGTCGACTGACGGAACGAGATCCGCCGGCGTACACCGTTCTCCCTCAACTTAGATGACGGACACCCCGGGGAGCAGCGTCGGGAGGAGGATGGCGCGCTCCCCGGGGGCCGTCATCGGGCAAGGAAATCGGTGTATGCGGACTCGACGGCACGCCGCAGGGCATCCATCGAACCATTGTTCACGATGACACGGTCGCAGTCGTTGGACGCCAGTGCTACGTCGCTGGAGTGCTGGCCGCGCTCGGTGCCGGGGCGGTCGATCCACCAGACCTCTCCCTCGGCCTGACGGATGGCGGCCGCCTCGTTGGGGAACCGCGTGCCGCACACAGCGAACGTGCGTGCGTGCGTCTCCTCGGCCAGCCGCTTGATCCTCCGCATCGTGAGGCGAACCCAGATGTCGGGAGAGATGCGGTCACGCCCCCACTCCGTGCCAAGCGTGCGGAGAAGGTCACGCGGGACGAGATGGAGGTCGTCCACGACGATCCCAGTGTCCTTGAATCCCCTGTCGTGAAGAACGTCCACCGGCACGTCCAGCATGGCGGCGAGAGCGGAGTAGAGCGGGTCGGCCCATTGAAGATGACAGGCGTCGGGAATCATTCTGGCGGCAACAGACTTGCCGGCACCGATGTTCCCCGCCAGCCCGATCACAAGGAAAGCCGGGGACGGTTTGCGTTGCGGCGCGTACTGTTGCAACGCGTTCCGCAGCCGGTCGTTCATCTCCAGCAGTTGTGACACTGTGTCGGCCATGTGTTGTCGCTCCCGTAGCAATCTCATGCAGTCGGCGGCCAGCGTGCCGGATGTTCCCGTCCACGCACCGCTGAACCGTCGCGCTCGACGCTCTACTTCAACTATGTAGTTCGCGTCAAGTGTTCCGCAGGTCGCCGTCACAGAACAATGGATATGCCTTTGTGACTTCGTTTCTTCCATGATCCACGACGACGAGACCTTGGCACGGACGTTCGAGTGCCCCAGACTTGATGAACACACTGTACGCCGACCGTCCAATGACGCTCCCGTTGCACACGTACCGCGCGCCGCGGAGCCACCCCCACGAGTGATAGTGCCCGAAGATTGTCAGGTCGGCCCTCCTGTGTGCGTCCCATGCTGCGATTGCCTTGGTGGCCGGCAGGGCGAGGCCGTACACGCCGCCGCTGAACCGAATGGAGTGGCCGTGGAGCGTGCGAAGCACGAACCCGTCGAGGTCGAGGTAGTTGAGGTGGCCCGTCCCAATCTGCCAGCGGACGTTCGCGTTGCGTTCCTCGCGGGCCAGTGTGTGATACATCAACTGTTCCCACGAATGATCTAACTCCGTGGCGATGCGGAGTTTCTCTGTTGACCGCCCGTGGTTGCCGGCGTTGGTCATTACAACCACCTCGTCCACCCGCTTGGCGATGGCGTCGAGCAGGCCGCGCACGCGCTCCCCGATCCACCGCGTTGCGTTGGGCGGTGTCAGTTGCGTGACCTCCACACAGTCTGGATGAATGTGCCCCGTAATAAAGTCACCGCCAAGCCAGACAACCATGCGGCGGATGTCCGCTATGGCCCGCTCGTGGTCAAGCATGGTGAACAGTCGTCGCTCCAGTTCGGCCAGCCGCCGTTCACACACATCGAGGGAGTAGTCGTTCTCGCCGTTGACGGTTGCCGGGTCGACACGCTCCTCGGCGTGAATGTCAGACAGCATGAACACCATCGTGGCGGCGTGCCGCTTCCCCTTGACAGATTTGGTCAAGGGGCGGCGGCACGGCTTGACGCCGCTCAAAAACGACAAGGCGTCGGCCCGCTCACGCTGCCGGTCAATCTCCGCCAGTGCCGTCGAGTACCTCTTGCGAAGTGACGCCACCTCGGCACGTGCCCGGGCCAGTTCAGCGTCTGCCGCCAGCCTGTCGGCCTCGTTTCGCTTTGCGGCGACCTTGTCCGTCAGTCTCGTCGCGCGAGCCATACACGCATCCCCTGCGGGCCGCACACTCGCCACCCTTGCTCGGCGGCCGCTTGCACGATGATGTCAGCCAGCGACGACGCCGACCCAAGTTCACCACGCTGGAACCGCTTGCGGATTGCCAGCAGTTCCTCCTGTGCTTCGGGAGCAAGGCGGGAAAAAAAGTTCTGCCCCACCTTCTGCTTCTCCTTGGCACGCGATACCACCACGTCTTGCAGCCGCTTCACTGGCACCTCCATCCGAGTGCGTAAAGGATCCTCGCGAGGTCACGCGCCGCGTGGGTGACGTGTTCCTCCGAGTGTGTCGGATAGGCCACGTGAAGAAACTCGTGGCACTCCGTCTCAAGCCTTGCACGGCCCTCCAGACGCTCGTTGATGAGGACGCGCTCTTTGATGTTCGGCTTTCGCGGGTCAGGAATCACGGCCCAGCCGTCGGCCTCTCCGCGGAGTTTCGTGTACCGCCACGGCACGCGTTTCCCCATGATTCGGAACACGTGGTCGCGTGGCATCTGCTACCTCCTCGTGGCTTCAAGGTACAGTCCCACGTTGGCGAAAGCGTACCCGACGTAAGCCAGCGACAGCCCGATCTTTCCGTGAGCGGCAAGGTCTGCGGCCACGCACGTGTAGATGACGCCCGTCAGCGCGATCAACCAGCCTGCCATGCTGTCTCTCCAACTGTGTGGAGAGTCTACTGGCGAGACTGCCGTTCCGTCGCTCGTGCTTTTGCGATCGCGCGTCGTACGAGAATCCGTGCAAGAGAATCCACGAACGGAAGTTTGCGACGCTTGGCCTCGTCGCGGAGCCAGCCAACGATCTGCTCAAGGTTGTTTTCACAGACGTCCGGCCCCCATGTATTCATTAGCATCGCCCGACTGTTGCATGCACAGCCGGGTCTGTCTCGCAGTCCAATCTTCTGAATGAGTTTCTTGAGTTCCGTTCCCGGCCCTTCAATGGAACGCCGTGGTGCCGGAAGGTCAGGAACTCGCACGGCCCGAACCATCGACCGAAACGGCACCCCGTGTTTTTCTGCACCAACGCGGCACGCGGAAAAAGGTTTCTCCGAGTCCTCTCCACGTTTCACGACAGCCTTACATTGGCGGCACTGCCATACGCCGTCGCCCTCCTCCCAATGACAGAACAACGACTCGGGTATCATGTTCATGGCGATGTTCTTCCACTTTCGTGGTTCGTGCAGTTGGGCCACTGTTGTGTGATAGCAGACAGCGACACGCTGTATCCCCACTCGACTACGACGTAGTCGCCCTGCTCGGCAACAGGGGGGCCGTCATACTCTGGGTCGGAGTCTATTCGCGTGAAATAGCAGCCGTTGAGATAGTCCAACTCGTAGTCAACACAGTCACACGGCGACCCGGCACCCTCATCGTACGCGTCAGCCACTGTGCCCTTCCGCCTGAACACGCCGTACGGAACCTTCGGGCGTGCGTTGAGTAGGCTTCCCGACGCCGGCGTTGGGAACGGCGCGAACTGCGACGGCGGGTCAGGCATTTTCCGACCGGGGTAAAGGCACCCGCGAACGCCGTTTACCCTCCACTCCGTGCCGAACATACTGTCAAATGCGTTCCCGGGCGGGTTCACTGAAAGCCCACCGTAGATTCGGTAAAGCGGATAAGACCTGTTCAGCAGGCCGTGATAACACTCATCAAGCGAACAATGTTCGGCACGACGGTGGAACGGAGGAAGTCCGCCCTCGTGAAGAACGTAAGGCGACTTCGAAGGGTGGTACGCGTTATAGACGAAGTTGTGCCAGTCGATGTACGACATCATCGTCGCCGGCTCACCCATCACTGTGCCGACCACAATGTTGTTCATTTCCCACATAAAACCGGACGGCGGATTGGCGTAGTCCCGTCCACCGAGCGGCCACGGCACCGGATTCTCGCCCGGCTCCGGCGGGTGCAGCGGGTCTGTGGCTTCGGTCACAGGGATCTGCACGATGCTGCACCCCGTAACCTCTCCGAACGTCGTGCTGTTCTTGTTCGTGTCAATCGTCACGGTGGCACGTGCGCCTTGCCCCGTGTCGCTGTTGACCACAACCATCACGTCTGGATGACGAACACCGGACGCCCACTGTGGCCTGAACATCATGCCGCCGTGGACGACCTCAAGTGAAATGATGCCGCCGTCTTCGTTGACATCTGCCACGCGCAGCGTACACGTTCCCTCTCGCTGTGATGCTCCGGCCTCCTGTTCCGGCGTGGATGGAATGTGACCGCTTGGCGTCGTTCTCTGTGAGGCGTACCACGCCCCGTCTTGAATCAAGTCTGGGTCGTCCCCTCCAGTTTTTCGCCAAGGATGAGAGAACGCCACGCCTCCAACTGGCTTCACCTCAAACTCCTGTCCAATCTCGTATCCCGTGCCGCGATTGTTCCCGTCGATTGTCGCCGACGTGACAGGGAAGTACGCGAACCGCGATGGCGACGGCACGTACAACTCACCGGCCGCGTAGCCGGGGAATGGGAAGTTTGAGACCTGTCCGAAAGCAAACGACAGAATCTTTGCTCCGGTGCCTTGCCCTATGTTGGGCACGTCCTTCGGAAGCACCGGCGCGATGTGCGTCTTGTCGACGAACGCGTAATAGTCTCCGCCTGACTTCACCTCGCCACCGACCAGCGGCCCCCCAATCGCGCTCTCGTTCCCGCCGGGAGTTCCAATGACCGGAGTGATCTGCGCCCCCCCGCCAAAGCACTTTGGATATGGCGGAAACTTTTTCAATGCCACAACGTCAGCAGTAGCGTCCTCGTCCTCGGACGAGATCTCAAAAGACAGTGAACTGTATTTGTACGGCACGAGCCACACACTGATGGCCGTGCGGCACGGCACGCGTGCAATCGACACCGTCAACTCCGTTAGCGTGCCGGTGTTGATTACGGAACCATATCCAGTGAATCCGTCGCCATAGTTATTCACCGACCGTACCGGCACGCCAACGCCGTGCCAGTAGAGTTCGCAGAGCCAATACTTGTCCGGCCATCTATACGCACCGCGCTGATCCGGTTGCCCCCAGATCGCGCACGCTGGGTTCTCCATTCCGAACCCATAGTAGTACGAGTCCGAACCCTTGATTTCCCAATCAAGCACGGCCCCGTCGTCGTCGACATCAACCACCTTGGCGATTGCCTCGGTCTCTGTCACCACGCCGGGAGATATTGGCGAGAACTTTATTTGGTCGTTCACTCTGTATCCGACGCCACCGATGTCAACGCTATTCGGATGACAGATGACGCGAGTGTATGCCGGATAGTAGGGTGTTTTTTTACTGTTGGGCAGTTCGTCGATGCACTGCCCCGGCCGGAACTCGGGCGTGCGAAACCACGGCACTATCTCCAACTCAAGGATGACACCGCCTTCCTCCTCGTCTACCTTGCTGACGCGGAGGCGTTGTCTGTATATCTTGCCGCCCCCCGGCGTCTGTTCTGGTTCGAGGCCGTACTTGTCTTTCCACGTCAACGGGTATCCGAAGCACTCCCAATCGTTCTGCGGGAAACCAATGTTGAGTTCGCCGCCGCCCGTGCCGCCTTCTTCAAGGTCAGACATCCACATGGGATCGAAGTCAACAGTGAAAAAGTCACCGACGGAGTATCCGTTGCCGCCATCCTCGATCACAACGTCTTTGATCTTCCACGTCATGGCCTTCTGTGGCTTTGCGCCTTGGTAGTAATACTCCGTGTTCTTGAAGTAGGCGTCCGGAACGAGAACCAACTTGAGGTCAGCCGAGTAGTTTCCTGTGTCGTCAAATGCGAGAAGGTGCGGCCAGACAGTTCCCTCGTGTGCCGTGCATTTATATTGGTCGCACACGCTGGTGCTGGCGTCTCCAGTAAACGGGCCGGGCACTCGCGGCCCACAACGGTAGTCGATGCAATAGAAGATGCCCTCCGGTGGGTCTTCTGGCGGAGTGTCCGAAACTGCACACGTCAGGTTGATGATGACGTATCCGCCGCAGTCCGGCACGTACTGCCACATTCGGCGACAGAAAACGTCAAACACAATGCGTGCGTCTGTGTCCTCTGGCAACGACGGCGCACTGCGAATCACTGTTGCCACGAACTCTGGACGCAGATCGCTCTTGTTCCTATGGCACACATACGTGCCGTTCTGATCCGTCAGTCTCACGCGACCGTATTGGTTGCCTGCTGGGCCGTATACGATGGAACCGACGCCGTCGCCTGGGTTTTGACAAAGTTTTGAGGCACCGGGCACTGAGCACTTGGCGACGACGCCGGGGTCAACTTCCCAACCTGTGACGTATGCGTCTTTGCTGTCGCCAAAGGTGCCGCCTCCGCCGCCGCCGTTGCACAAGAATGAGAACGGGCCAACCTGATCGGTCTGTCCGTTCATCTGTGTGAACGCCACGGACGGCCACACTACGCCTTGGCATCCTCCGGCGATAGCACCCTCGGCGAGAGTGCAATCTTGAAAGCCCGGGCGGTACTTCCCGTCAGGCAGCGACGGCTCGCACTCCACGAACCACCAGTGAAAACACCCCGTCGTTCCGGTCTCGTAGGCGCATGCGTGGGGCGGCATCGCAAGATCAGGCAAGCCTGTTGGAAAGCCCGCAGGCGCGTCCAAGACAATGCCCAGCCAGATATTCATTCCGACGCCGTTCCAGCCGGTGCAGGTTGCACTGATCGCGCTCGGAACGCAGCACCGCATCTCGGGACAGCAGCACTGATTCTGTTGGTTATTTGTAAGGAAGGCAGGCATCAGCACTCCGCTGCAAGGAGAAGCCAGAGTTGCGTGTAAGGTTTCATTCGCGGGACATCTTGGCCGTCAATGTAGTCGTATCCGCCTGCCCAATACTCTCCAGACACTTCGGAGATTGGAACTACTGCACACCACATGTACGAGTCGTTCCCGCTGCGTGTCGGTATGTGGGAGAACAGGTTGATGGTGACTGCAATCGTCTCCTCGCCGTCGCCGTCCAGTTCCGGCACCCAATCGTTTGCTCCGGTGGCGTCCGAGTTCTGGACGTACAGTTTCACGAGTTTGACGTTGTCAGCACCGCTCTCCCCCGGCTCGTTGTACCACGAGCCGGAGAACTGGCCGAGCCGTATGGTGCTTCCGCCGCCGTCGCCGTCGCCTGTCTGCCGAAACTTGATGCCCGGCATATCGCGACGGCCGCGCTCGTAGGCGAGCGTGGCGGCCGCGATGCGGCTTGCCGCCGACTCGGTGAATGAAACTTTTCTGTCGCCTGGGCCGCTCATTTGATTACGTCGGATCGGTGTAGATGAACGGCGAACCGAACTGCGTCTGGAAGTCAGCAGTAGGGTAAATGTCAACGCCTTGGCCGTTGTTGATGACGAGCGGCTTGCTGCCGGGCGTCTGTCGCGTACCGTTTGGATTCAAGCCGACCGGCTGCTTCACTGGCTTGCCGTCGTCCCCGAGGATTGTCTTGCGTTTACCGCCGACCAACTCCATGAAACCAACGTCCCACGGCTTGGCTTTCCACGTGTCCGGTTCTTTCCGAAACTCCCACACTGTCTCGACGTATGTGATGTCTCTCAGGTCTCCGTTACCTTCGGGCTGTCCCTCCGGCTCACTTGAGGCTATGGCATTTACGTCCACGTCCTGCACCTCTTTCTTACGTGCGGACTTGAAATAGCACTTCCACGTCTTTGCCGCGCCGCCGGCCCACGACTCGGAGTTGATGTGCCCGTCGAATGCCGCACGGTCGTCCATCCACGTGTCGTCTTCGTAATACTTGGTCAGAGTCCATGATTCTTCTTGCCGCTCACGCTCAAGCGACTCCAGAGGGTCTCCGGCGGCGTTTACAATCGACGCGCCGGTGACGTCGCGAAAGAGAGGGACGGTGGTTGTGCCGCCGTTACATTCCCAGAAATCTTTGATCCGCCCCAGTTCGTCGAGTTTTTTGTCGCGAGGCGGCACGTAAAACTTTGCCGAGAGAATCCACAGAATGCCGGTCTTGTCTGTCGGCGTTAGCGTGAACTCCTGTGCCTTGCAGTTGGTGAACTCCCAATGTGCGGATCCCCACCCCACGGGCACCGCGCCAATGAGTTCAAGTTTGTTCGTCAGCGGGTCATCCACTTTGATGATCCACCGCTCCGTTACCTGCGTGGACTCTCCTACCTTTCCGCTGACCTCTGAGCCGTCCAGTATTCGACGCCAACCTTGAACTGCCACGGCTACGCTCCAGAAAGTGCGAACGCCGGCGTGTCCTCCATGCCGGAGGTGTTGTCGGCGATCTTGTTGAGGGCATCCAACTGCTGTTCCTGCACGTTGCCGGTGTCGCCACGCATGAGGCGGAACATTTCGGCCACGCCTTCCTTCGAGCGTGAATCAACTCCCTTGAGAGCCTGTGCGATTCCAGTGACCTCTACGTCTTGCTTGAGGCTGACCGGGGCTGTCTTGGCTTCGTCGATGGCGTCGGCAGACGCTTTGGCGGCATCGCGGCCTGCCTTGAGCGCGGTCGTCAGCGGGCCAGCGACCGCCTGTCCAGCCTGTGACGCCGAGGTTGAGAACGCGTCTGAGAATCCCTGCTGGGCGGCGGCAAGGTTCTGCGTGATACCGTCGCTCAACGTGTCATTGAATGCGGCGGCCCCGGCGACGATGGCGTCAAGTGACGATGTGTCGAATCCAAGGAACGATCCGATCTTCTGTGCGATGCGGGCCAGTGCCTCAAACGTCCCAGAGAATCCAAGAATAATCATTCGAAAGATGGCGGCGGCACCGTTGAACACGCCAGAGAGAAAACTAGCAACGCGGCCGGCGATGTCCCACACCGCCGCTAGTTGTTCCCCGACTGCCGAGAGGTACTGAAACACCGAAGACATATTCGCGATGATCCAATCGCCAACGCCGGCAAGGTACTCCGCCCCCTGCAGGATTCCGTCTCCGATGAGTTGGCCGATGTTCGCGCCGCCCACGCTGGCGATGAAGTTTGAAAACTGCTCTGTAACCGCCGTGACGGCCGGCGCGAGGTACGCGACAATCTGTTGAACAATGCCTTGGATCGCGTTTCCCGCCCGCGTGAAGGCGTCGTTCATCGCCTCTACGTCTTCGCCTTGTGCCGTTGTCAGATTCAATCCAAACGCCTTCGCGTCCTCGCTTGCCTGACGAATAGCCTCGGCACCGCCATTGAACAGCGGCATGAGTTCCGCACCGCTTCGGCCGAAGATCGCCACCGCCGCGGCGGCCCTCTCAGCCTCGGTCGGCAACGCGGCGATCGACTGTGCGATGGTGTTGAACCTGTCCGCTGCGTTCATGCCGGCCAACTGTTGGACGTTGAGGCCGAGCGTGGCGAACTTGGCGGCGGCTTCCTTGGATCCGTTGGCGGCCTTTACGAACGCGACGTCAGCCTTGGTCGCCGCCGCCCCGATCTGCTCAAGCGACACTCCAGCCAACTCGCCGGCGACCCCAATGGACGCCAGTTCTCCATACGTCATGCCAAGGCGGGCGGCCAGTTTGCTTGTCTTGTCAACCGCCTCGCCCTCGGCAAGCCCGAACGAGATGAGCGACCTTACAGCCTGCGAGACATAGGACACGAACGACGTGAAGAACTTGGCGATCTCAATGCCGATGAGTGCGTTGAGTTTCTTGCCAAGGCTGTCCACGCCGCCCGACGCGCTGTTGGCGGCGGCGGCGGCCTGCCGCATCTGGGTGCGGGCCTGCTCTGTTGCACGGGCGAAGGTCTGCTGCGTGATCGCACCGGCGGCCAGCAGCGACCGCAGTTCGGCCATCCTGTCCCCGTACACCTCCGTCGCCGTGCGTGCTTCGCGTGTAACGGCCGCTCCGCGGTCGACCACCGCTGCACGCGCCCGCTCTGCGGCTGCGGCGGCAGCGGTCAAACCAGACGCGTTCTCAAGCGTCGTGCTGGCCGCCGCCACGGAGCGGTCGTACGTCTGCTGCGTGATGACGCCTGCTGCGAGAAGCCCGTTGAGTTCTTGCACGCGAGCGGAGTACCGCTCGTCCGCTGTCATCACCGCGTTGGTGGCCTGTTCGCCGGCACGACGGGTGGCCTCCAGTTCGCGGGCAGCAGCAGCGGCAGCGGCGGTGACGCCGGTGGCTTCGTCGAGCGTGGCCTGCGCGGCGGCCGACGCCCGTGCGAACGTCTCTGACGAGATAGTGCCGGCGTCGAGGGCGGTCTGCAACTCCGTTATGCGTGCGGCGTACCGCTCCTGTGCAGTCGCCACGCTGGCGGTGATGGCGGCCCCGGCCGCCGCCGCTTCGGCCTGCGCCCGAGTTGCGGCGGCCGCCGCAGCCGTGACGCCCGTGGCCTCATTGAGCGTGGCCTGTGCCGCCGCCGTGGCCCGGTTGAACGTCTCCGTGGAGATAGTGCCGGCGTCGAGGGCGGCCTGCAACTCGGCAACGCGAGCCGCGTGTCGCTCCTCTGCTGAGGCCACGCTGGCCGTGATAGCCGCGCCTCTGGACATGGCCTCGGCTTGTTCGCGGGCGGCAGCAGCGGCGGCGGCCGTCACCCCGGTGGCATCGTTGAGGGTGGACTGCGCCGCCTCCATCGCACGGTCGAACGTGGCGGTCGAGATGGCACCGGCGTCGAGTTGCTGCCGCAGGCTAGACGACGTTGCTGCGAACGTCTCCTCGGCCGTCACGAACCGTTGCGTCGTAGCCGCGCCGGCGGCGAACACCTGTGCTTGCACCGACGCCTGCTGCGTCAGTTGCGCCATCGAGTCACGGAACTGATCCGACGTGATTGCCCCCGCCTTGAGTTGCTCCCGCAACTGCGTGGCATTGGACGAGATGCTGGCGAAGGCCGCGCCGGCGGCCGTTGCCGCCGGGCCGATGTTCTCAAATCCTTTGAGTTGGAGTGTGTTGAGTTGATTGAGGGACGCGTTGAGTGCCGCTGAGTCGCCGCCAAGGGAACGAAAGGCCCGGGCAGCGGCACCGATGCCCTGCGTCAGCCCGCTTGTCGAAGCGGTGAAAACGGCATTGACACTTCCGATCTGGGCCATCGTTTACTCTGGCGGCTGGAACAGTCGTGCAAACTTGGTCAACTCCGCGGCCATTTCTTCCTCTGTCATCACGCGATCTGGGTCGTAGTTGGGCAGGAATGTCTCCACGAAACTGGCGTCAACACCGGCTCCAAGTGCTTTGAGAATGAATAGTGTCTGTCGTGCTGTCCTGTCCCAATCGTTTCCGAACGGCTCCACCTTCCAGTAGGCGAACCACTTTTCAATCTGCCGGAGTGTGACTGTTCGTTTCCACTTTTCCGGCTCGGGGATTCGGTGGTGTGCGGCCAGCCGGTACACGAACAGGTCGAGTGCGCCCGACTGGCTTTTTAGTTTTTTTCCTTCTCCTTGATTGTCTCATCGTCGCTCCGCAGCACTGTCTCCCAGCACCGCTGATACAGCCACATGACAACGCGAGGGCTGGCCTTGAGAACACTGGCCGTCACGTCCTTGCCGACGGGCTTGCCGCCCTCGTCGCAGAGGCACGTGGCGATTGTCCTTGCCACCGTCTCTGCCGGCGGCGTCTTCTTGTCGAGGCCTTGGTGGTCGTGTACGAGCGTCATCCATTCCGCGAACGTCGGGTAGCGGAGATGAACAGGCTTGCTCATGCCGGGCGGCGTGAGAGTGACAATCTCGGAGTCGTAGGTGCAATCAAACGCGGCGGTCATGGTGAACTCCAGTAGGTCGGTGAGCCATTGAATCGGAAGCGGGCCGTCCCTTTGAGGAACTCTCCGACGTTACCCGTCACGTCAAATGTTTCGAGGATTGCCGGGAACGAGATGGCACCGCCACTGTAGGAAACCGTGAGTGGTGCAACTGCGCCGATCTGGCCTACTCTGAATCCGTTCGTGCCGTAAAACGCCAAGTCAACGCTGCCGGGGTCGATGGCCGTGCATTCATACTGCAACACCGCCCTCGCCTGAATCGTGCCCTTGCCAATCACGGCCATCGTGACGTTCGTCACGTCAGCAAGCACGGCAGAGCCGGGCGTCACCTTGAACGATGTCAGGTATAAGGCCTGCGCACCGCCCCACGTTGCTATGCAAGGATGCGAGGATGGTGTAGGCATAACCGCCTCCGGCGGCTACGTCAGGTCGGATAGTCGGACGTGTAACTGGCCGACCACATCTTGAGTTCTCCGACGTTGTGATCCTTGGTCACGTCCATGCACTTGCACGTCTTTCCTTCGGCCGTGATGGTGCTTCCCTTGGTTGGGCCGGTTCCGAAGCCCTCCATCGACACCGTGACGACCATGCCGTCCGTGCCGCCGTTCGGGCCGTTGTCAGTCAGGCCGTCCTCGTACGACCTGTCCGCGCCGTGCGCGAGCGCGAGAGTGGAGGCGTCCAACTTGTTGTCGCTGGTGTTGCGAGTCTTCTTGACCGTACACTTCTTGACGTCGTTGACGCCGAAGGCGGTGAACCCCTGTGACGACGTGAACGTGGGAGCGGGATCGGGCATGGCGGTGTCTCCTTGTCAGTGAGTTGTCACGGTCACGCGGGGTAGTACGACCAGTTCGCGCTCCACGTCGCGTACTTGCCGGCCTCGTACGTCTTCTCGAAGTCTTCGCAGATCCATCCGGTCTTCACCGTGGTGGCCGTGGTGGCGAGAGAGGTGTTGCTCTTGAGAAGACCCGAGGCCGAGCACGTGGCCGTGGCGGCGTTGGATACGTCGTTGAGCGGCGGCGTCTCGTATTTCTTCTCGGAGTCGCCAAGCACAGTCACGTCCACCTTGGACGTGCCGCCGCTTGTGTCGATGTCCTTGAGAGAAACTTTCTGGGCACCGGCCGGAATGGCGGGGCCGGTTGTCGGCAGAGCAGCGAGACCGTATGGCATGGTTTTACGCCTCGAACAGGAACTCGAACGTCTGTGTGACGGAGTAGATCGGCACCTCCCGTCCGTTGACAGGGATGGCGATGTCGTCCTGCTCCGTCTTGTGCAGGGATACCAGCAGCCTAGTGCCGAATCCCGGTTCCGTCGCTTTGTGAATCACGTCACGAACTGCGGCCGCAGCGGCCTTGGCGGCGTGGTATGTCCCGGCGTAACAGTCCACCGCCACTTGCACCATCGGGGCGTCGGCACTGGACAGGTCGAGAACTTGTTCCCGCTGAACGCTGACGAGTCGGTACGTGGCGAACGGCAGAATGTCTCCATCCGGCGTGACCATTGAGTTCTGTTCCGCCACGACGGGCGTCACGCGAAACCCGAACCACTGTGCCGTCCGCGGGTCTGACACGAGCCGCCAGTAAACGAACTCCTCGATTGCCGGAGTCATCTCACGCCCCTCCGGTTTTTTCGAGTGCCCGCTGCAACGCCTTCGCCATCTCCGACTCTAGGATGCTCTTGCACTGTGCCGCCGTGGCCTCGTAGGCCCGCTGCATCGGGTGTCTGGCACGCGCCGGCCTTACAATCTTGGCGCGGAACGGCCACGCACCCCGCCACCCCGGCGGCCTCCAGCCGGCGATTCGGTACGACGAGAGAAACGGCTTGCGGCGCGGCACTCGTTCCTTCGTGCCGAACTCCAGCAGATGCGAATGGAATCCCTTGTTGTCATAGGTCTGTAATGAGACAGCCCGCTGATACCCCACGATTCCGAACGCCGTTCCCGTGGGATACAGTTTGACCTTCTGGGCCACGGCGGCGCGAAGACTTCCGCTCGGGCCTTGCGGCGTGTTCGCCAGCAGTTGCGCCGTCATGGGCCGCATCGCGGCGGCGACGGCCTGCCGCAGATACCGCGTGCCCACCGTGCCCGGGCAGGCCATGAGGCGGGCGATGAGTTCCTCTGCACCCTCGACGCGGACACTGTTCGACTTGTCACCGCCGAAGCCGGTGCGTGTCGAGTAGACGGGGCCGTCCATGAAGCCCATCAGAGGGTCTCCTCCGAGCAGAGGATTTCCTGTTCTTCACGCCGCAGGCCACGCAGTTGGATGCCTTGGATGTTCAACACTCGCCCCGCCCATCTGAGCCGGTCTTTCGCACGCAGTTCCGGCACGGTGCGGATCCGAACACGGTATTGAATGAACGCCTGCGACCTGTCGCTTTGCAGGAGTTCGTTCGCGGTCATGGACATTACGTTCGCCCACACGGTGCGGACTGCGTCCCACTGGTTTGACGTTGTGATCTTCTCCCCGAACCGCCCCGCAGCCTGCTGCTTGAGACGTTCGATGGTCACGCGTTGGTTCATCACTCCGGCGGGCAGCGGCATGACTACTCCCCGACGGCGATGACCTTATACGGAGTCCCAGACGTGCCGGTGATGGTCACGCTTGCTGGCGTCCACCCGGCCGCTCCGTTCGTGCTGAACAGGAGACTGCCGCGTGGGATAGTTCCGTTGATGGGGCCGCCGGCGACGATCACGTCTGCGGTGCCGGTGGTTGCGGTGCTGGTGTTCTCGACGAGCCAGTAAAACACCTTCGTGAGCGTGGCCGGCACGTTGAGAGTCGTTGCAGTTCCGGCTACCGTCCCGCACGCGGAGAACACCTTGGTGCCCGTTGCGTTGACATACCGCTCCACCGTGGAGGCGTAGGTTGTCAGTGACGGGAAGCACCCCGTGGTCGTCTCCTGCATCGCGAGGATGAGTGACACGCGACCTTCGACGCTCATGCGTATGACCCCCATGAATGGATTGCCAACATTTCGTCCACCATCAACGGCACCTTCGCCATGCTTCCGGTCGTGACCGCCTCTCTGGTGAGATACCAGTGGGCCGCCAAAGCGAGGATCGCGTTGCGAAGACCACGCGGTACGTCTTGCGGAGCGGCACCGTAGCCGGCCCACCACCGAATCGTGATGGCACTACGGAGCGGCCCAACGGCAGGCCAATATCCGTTCATGTTGGGAGTGAGGATTGCCGGCGACGCGGAGCGGCTGGCGAGGAACTGTGCCCCCGTGGATACCATGCTTGGCGACGCTTCGTAGATGCTCTGCGTCTGGAGCGACGTGTCGAGGTACTGCACCTCGATGGTCTGCCTCCCCGGCGTCGGAGAGAACGGCGGTCGTGGGAGCCGCACTTCTACTTCGCTCGGAAACTTGTCCAACTGCATCTCCAGACGGGTGTCGATGAAGCACCTGTCGGTTCGCTTCTCGCAATACTCGCGCGCCGCTTGAATGTGGCCGGCCAGCAGATCGTCCTCCTCGTCGTGGTCGACGCGGCACTGTGCCTTGACCTCCGAGA